ATCCGATTGTTGGATCAGACCCGGTAAAAATCTATAACATTACTGCTGACATCTTGAAAGCTTACGGCAAAGAAAATGATATTACTCGTTATCTTGGCCCTGAGCCAGACCAGGACATGGTTGATTCTCCTGAAGACGAGAACACTCTCATGATCCAGGGTGATTTTGGCCGGGTAAAAGCCAATTTCACAGAAAATCACATTCTGCACATCATGCGGCACCAAGACTTAATGAATTCTCCGGCCATGGCACAAATTGCGGCCACAGCTCCAGAACTCGTCAATCAAATCATGCAGTTCAGCCAACAACACATTCAAGAACACATGCAGATGATGGCGAAGGTTCAAGCCCTCATGGCAAAAGGAGGACAGCTTGGGTCTAAACAGGGAGCAGATGGAGCAACTGGTTCAGGAACTGAAGGAGCTGGTTTCAACTCAGGGATGGAGCAGACTTCAGGGCCACTTGCATCAGCTCTTAACTCAAAAAGAGCGGGTGAAGGCGGAGGCTATTCGCCAAGCCAGGGCTCATGACACCGTCTACACCCAAGGATTTCTTGATGGAATTACTTTCGTGATGAGCGAACCTGATAAATTAATAACCAGACTCTCCTCATCGGAGTCTGAGACTTCACAACCAAGTTAGAGGTATTTATGTCGCAAAATCCCGCGAAAGCGGAGCCGAAACCAGAAGTAACAATTGTTCCTTCTGAGACACCGTTAGTGGACACTTCAAAACAAGAAGTGATCATTGACACAACAACCGGGAAACCTGCCGAGAATGTGGTCACGACCCCAAGTTTTGACCCAAATGAGATCGAACGCAAGATTTCAAACAAACTTTTTTACGAGCTTCGCCAAATGGAGAAGCGCAATAAAGAGTTACTTGAGTCTTATGCTCGCCCTCAACAGGTTAGACCAGCGCGTAACGCTGAGCAATCGGACGAGGACAGTCAATTCGAAGAACAGGTAGAGCAGGTTGCCCAACATGACTGGAAACGAGCAGTTGATCTCAGAGCCGAGCGTCTTGCAAAAAAGATTGCTTCTGAGCAGATTGCAAAGTTTCAGGAATCTCAAGCAAAAGCTCGTGAAGAAGAAAGCTTAAAACAGTCTATTCTTCAAAGTGAGGAAAGATCCAAGCAACGAGTCCTAAAAGAATTCCCGGAACTACTGGATGAGTCATCTGACACATTCCGTAATTACATGGGGATTTTTAACCGGGAAATTGCCGAAGATCCTTACTTTATGAATAACCCGCGAAAATATGAAATTGTGGCCAATGAATTCAGGTCAAAAGCTGGCTATCAGCAAGCTCAAAATCCTGAAGTCGAACGCCTCAAGCGTGTTGCCGCAGGTTCTTCAACAAGCCAAAGAACTGTTCAACCTGGAAACCGGATTACGCTAACTCAGGAAGAAATTGATTTTTGTGATCAATCCGGCATTCCTTATTCCACTTATTCCCGAAATCGAAAGATTATGGATAAAGGTGGATTTAAAGAAGGACTGGAGCTCAAATCATGAAAAGCATATTTGATGGTGATTCAAAAAAAGAAGCTGAGACATTCGTCCCAGCTAAACAGGAAATTCAAGTTGTTTCAGAACCTAAAGCTAAGGTCGAAGCTACTCGAACCGTAGTCCTTGATCAAGAGAATGCGTATCTGCGCGATGTGATTGATGCTCAACCGAGAACCATCGAGGATGTTGAAATTAAACTCGGTGAACGGGGAGATCCCAATTTCCACCGCCTTACGCTTCCTCCAGAGATCAAAAAATACGAGGATAAATTCACCTTCAGATGGATTTTCAAAAACCGAAGATCGATCGCTGAGGCATCCCAGATTCGTAAATGGATGTTTGTTAATAGGACGCATTTTCCCGATCTTCCAGATCATCTTTTTTCTACAAGTGGGGCAGTTGAACGCGGAGACAATATTCTCGCATTCACCTTAAAACACATTGCGGATGAAATGAGAAATCGTCCCATCAAACAGTCTCAAGATATGGTCAAAGGTAAGTTGGGCGCTCACAAAAATAACCCCAATTTCTACGTCCCCACAGACGGAGAAGACGGGGAATCAACAAAGGTTGTGGGTCTTTAATTTTGAAAGGTTAATAAAATGGCAAACGATGACATGATCCGAGGCCGTGGAGGGTTGCTTCCTACATCCTTCCCGGACGGAGGTTTTAAAAAATCGTACTATCGTCTGACGACTAGTGCGGCGGCTGGAGTTTACCTTGGGCAACCAATGGCGGCTGATGCAAATGGACGAGTTGCTCCTCTCGCTCTAGCAAGTTCAGGGGCCGTATGTATTGGTCCCGTTGTTGGATTTCTAGACACCGATTTAGCTACTCTTCCCAACGCAATGGAATCATTAACGGCTGGGCCTTACCTCCCGGCTAACACAGACGCATTCATTGCAATCTGTGATGATCCTTTCCAGGATTTTATCGTTCAAGAAGATACGGGCGGCTCAGCATTAGCGGAGACTAACATCTTCAACAATGCGGCAATGATCTTCCGTACTTCTTCTGGTGATACCACAACTGGCTATTCAACTGCTGAACTTGATCGAAGCTCTGCCGGAACCGGGACGGGTGGATTCCTTATGCTTAAGGGATTACTCCCCCAGATGAATTCTGACGGAACCCGAAACACTTACGGGGATTATGCTAAGTGGGTTGTTCGTATTGTCAGACATCAATTCGGAACCCAAGTGGGCGCACTTGGAAACCAAGTCTAAGAAAGGAGCCATGAAATGAATCGTTCAACATTCAATAAATTCATCGTTCCTGGACTCTTTTCTGCGGCTGAGGAATCCTACAAGCAGAAGTCCAAGGAAGCGATTTACAAGAAGTTCGTAAATGTGAGACATGATAGTAAACGGGCTTATGAAGAGTCTGCTTACTATGGTGGCCTCGGTCTTCCTGTTGTGAAACCTGAAGGTAAAGAGATTGTCTATGATGACATTGTCCCTGGCCCGACGAAGCGCTGGAACCATGTAACTTATGGTCTCGGTATGCGGATCACGGAAGAAGCCATCGAAGATATTCTCTACAGCTCCATTCCAACTGATATGAAGTCTCAGTCTAAAGAGCTTACAAACTCTTTTGCCGAGCTTTGGGAAGTTCTGTGCCATGACATTATCAATACTGGCACGGCAACGACTTCTCATACGGGTGGCGATGGTCTGGCTATCTTCAGCGGATCTCACACGAATCTTCGTGGTGGAAGCTGGTCGAACCTTTTGAGCCCGTCTGCGGATTTATCTGCGACGAGTCTTCAAACGGCTATCGATAACTTCACAACGACCAAAAATGATTCAAATCGTTACCAGATCATTAAGCCCAAGTTCCTTCTTGTGCATCCTAACAATGCATGGAAAGCTCATGAGCTTCTTGATTCTAGCTACGATCCAGAAACTGCGAATAACAGTGTAAACTCTATTCGCGGCTGGGGACTCTCAGTGATCGTTAGTCCGTTCTTAACTGACACCGATGCATTCACGCTTATTGCTGATCCGTCTCATGATGACGGCGGCGTTATTGCGTTTATGCGCCGTGAAGTTACGGTCAAACAGGACAGCGATTTCGAAACTGGAGACCTGAAAATCAAAGCAACGGCTCGTTTTTCTGTCGAAGTGAATAAGGCTAATAACCTTTATTTCTCGGCTGGAGCTTAACTATTAAAGTTGGGGGGAGGGCTTATGACCCTCCCTCCATCCTTAAACACTCCTGGACTTCATTAGTGTTCAGGTAAGGAGAATAAAATGCCTACAAGATTACCTTACGGACTTAGTTATGTTAAACCAGGAGCTCGTTCTGGTGAATACACATTTACAGCCGGAGACACAACTCCTGATGTTTCCATGGGGACTTATTTCGTCATTGCAAATAGCGGAGTCACCATTACGAATTTTCATGGCGGCGAACTTGGAAAAATAATTTATGTTAAGGCTAATTCAGGATCAGTTGCAACGATTCAGAATTCAGCTGGCGGCATCAATATTTTTAACACCGTGGTTGCTAGTAGCGGTGGTGCACTTGGAGTCGTGATTTATTCTGCAACGGGCGGTAACGCAACTCTTCTAAACCGAGAAGTTGCTGGATTCGCTCACAACGGAACTGATTGGGATTACATCGGAACAAGGTTTGTTTTTAACACTCAAATCTAATGGCTAAACAATCAAAGTATAAACTCAGAGATTCTGACAGGTCTGGATTCACTTTCAAAGAGATCCAGCTTGTTAAGGACAAGAGTTCTTTGGTTGGGCCGGATGAGTTTGACATGCCTCCCCCGTCAAATAAACCAACTGGCGGGGAAGGTATTGTCTTAAATCCAGATGCTCGAATTAACTCAACAAGTTATGCCGCTTTAAATAGCCGTACAACTCAGCTGGTTAATTCAAGCAATGGAATCACCTTTTTAGATCCGTATGACTCTCAAAACAAGTTTGATATCAACAATCAATGGTTTTATGTTGCTGGGTTAACGGCTACTACAAACATTGCGGCTAATCCTCAGATTTCTGCCGGATATCATAATGCCGTCATCACTTTGCAGTGTGTCAGCAATAAAATAATACTGGAGAATTCAGCTGGGCTTGTCATGCCAAGAATCTTCAACATGGATTCAGGAGCAATCATTAACTTTATCTTTAACGCCACCGATAATTTGTGGCATGAAACTTCACGGTCTCACATTAACGGGGGTGTCTAATGGCTAATCGAATAGTTGGAAATGTTTATATTGTTGATGCTGTTGGAAGTTTGGAAGATATCGATCTTTCAATTTATTCCATAGCTTTTTATTCTACGGATACTACGGGCGAGTTGATGGTTTCTTCCTATGCAAACACAGCGAATGTGTTAGTGCATATCAGGAACAATCAAACTCAGCCTTTTACGCTTCCACTTTATCTTGGCGGATCTCATCTTGATGACAGGCTTACAATCAATAGATGCACGGCCGGAACTGCATTCTTTTATATGAGGTAGAAGGTTTATGCCAGACTGGATGGTTTATTATGCGGCCGTTGGAAGTGTGTCAATCGTTAGACAGGCTAGTGGGTTTGCATTAATGGAAAATAGTGATTTTATTCTTGCTGAAAACAATGATTTTATAATTTACGAGGGATAACTAATGGCAAACGTAAAAGTATCTGCTATAGCTCAAAATACAAGCCCGGATTCAAATGATCTGCTTTATGTTGTTACATCCGATGGATCTTTAACGTCTAATCGATCAACGATTGCTGATGTTATGAAGAATTCAACAAAAGTCATCTATTTGGGTGTTTCTGATGATCTCCAAACTGCTGTAAATTCCGCAAGTGAAGGCGATACCATTCTTCTTCCTTCTGGAACAATAAATATAGGTTCTGACATTATTTTAAATAAAGGGATTAGCATTATTGGCCGTGGTCCTTTAGCAACGATTTTAAATGCCGTTTCTGCATCAACTACATTTTTCCGTTCTAGTACAGATAATATTTATATCGGTGGAATGAAGCTTGTAAGAGCAAATACAAATGCAGGTGATGGAATATATTTTGATGCTCCGGCAACATCTAGTTTTTCTGGAGAAAATATTGTTTTTGAGAATCTATGGATGGCATGGACTTGTGGAGTTACAGGACAAGCGGCTGGAGACGGAATTAACGTAAGAAATGCTGGGTTTAATGCAAGGAATTGTTTGATTCAGTTGTCAGCTGTTTCTCCAAATGCGGCTGATCAAACAAGAGGAATGTTTCATCACGTTAACTCAAATAATACAAGAGATACTGTTTGTAGAGTTTTTGATAGCCGGATTGAAGTTTCGCATGGATTAGGAGATGGTGGAGTAGCAGAAGAAGCTCGTGGGTTCATGTCTTGGAACAACGGTGAAGCAAGCAATTTTAATACTGAAAATTATTTGCAGAATGTGACTATTATTGTAAGCGCTAATACAAACACCCAGGTAGAAGCTCTTGAAATACAAGGGACTGGAGTAGTCTGTTATGTTTACAATTCTTTTATTCAGGGAGGAACTTCTGGCAGTTTATCGCAAAATGATGTTCGTGTTTCAAATTCTGCAAACTTATATTTGTATAATACTGTTCTTGCCAATAATTCATTCACTGAAATTGAAGGATGGGTGAATCGAAGAGGAATTGCAGGATTTCAAGGTATTGTTATTGATTCTGCCCAGAAACCTAGATCAAGATCTACTCCTACTTCTGCAAATGCAAATCCAGGCGGTATTGATTTAATAGGAGGAGAAGGTGCGGATAATATCGTAACAACTACTGGTAGCGGCGGCCCAGGAGCAGCTGTTTCTATGATTTTAGGAGATGGTGGAGCCGCTAATTTAGCCAATACAAATGCTGTTGGAGGAAGAGGCGGAGATTTTGATTTTGTTGCTGGTGATGGAGCTAGCCTTTCAGTTACAAGCGGAAACAATACAGGCGGAAGAGGTGGAAACTTAATTCTTCGCGCAGGAGTTGGTGGAAATGCTTCTGGAGGATCAAGCAACAAAGGAGGGCAGGGAGGAAGTATCTATTTAATTACTGGAACTGCCGGAACTGGTTCAGCCTCTAGCGGAACTGACGGGGCTCTTTATTTAGCCACAGATTCAAATGGAACAAGAACTGGAAGAATTTTGATTGGCACATCTTCTGGATTAGCTAGTGGAAGTGGCCTGTGTCTAAACAATACAGATCTTCAATTCTCTCTAAAATCAAGGACCATGACAGTTTCTGAGACATTAACATCAGCTGTTATTGATTTTGCTAATGTTATTGGATTAAGAGGGTCAAATTTTGTATGCGTTGGAAGTCCTAACATTGAACCAAGTTATCGCGGAAAATTATTGTGGTTGGTTCACGATGCTACTGGAACAACCCAGATTACTCTTCAAGATAAGATAAATTTTCCGGCATCAGGCCTTGATCTTGGCGGCTATAACATGACCATGAGCGCAGGTCTTTGCATGCAGTTAATTTATAACGATGTGTATCAAACCTGGGAAAAAATAGGTGATTCTAGGAAGAAGAATTTTACCCTAAACACTCTTTCATCAACCACTGGAAACGTAACTAGCGGAGAAGATGATCTTTGGACTTATACTCTTTCTGGCGGACAGCTTGGAGAGCAAAACCAAAGTCTTGATTATAAGGCCTGGGGTATTACTGGAGCTAACGGTACTGGCAAAAGAATAATTTATTATTTTGGTGCTGAGCCTGTTTTGGACACTGGAGTTCTTACCGAGAATAGTGCCGCTTGGGAGATAACATCAACCATCGTTAGGTCTGCTACAACTATTCAAAGAATCATTTCAAGGTTTGCAACATCTTCAACTAGTTTTGTAATTTATAAAAAGACTACTGAGGATTTAACAGGAGCTGTTGTTCTTAAGATTACAGGTAGTTCAAGCACATCGAGTTCTAATGATGTTCAGCAACTTGGTTATAGGCTTCATTTCTATAACAATAATGGATAATCATTGATATGAGCGTCCAAATTTACGAGATGGTTGATTCAAGCGGGGTAACGGCTAGCGGATACTGGGCCAACAATACGCTCAATATCCGCGATGGCCTCCTCAAACATCTCTTTGTTGATTTCGGAAACACCTCAACAAACTTTGAAGTTAAGCTCATAGACAACAAAAATAGGCAGGTAGTCTATCTAAATTCCTGTAATACCATCATTAATAGGAGCTATGACTTGCCAGTAAGAGGAATTTATACGCTTGCTGTTAGCAACGCAACTACCGACACCCAATTCTTGCTTCGTTTGGCGGTTCAAGATGTTTTCTAAGCTTATCAGAGACTACAAAATAATGATGAATCATAAGCGCCGGGTTAACTCGATTGTTCTAAGATCGAATGAAGAGATTGTGAGACTTCTTGACCAGGTTAGAGACAAGTATTTGGTGGCTGACAGGACAGAGCGCAAAGATGACGCAGTTAGATTCAAGGCATCTGTTGAAACTCTGGAGTGGCTTATAAATGCTACAAAGTGACCCAATGTTTCCAACAATTACAAGATCAACTTATTCAAGCACATCGCAGACTATTTCAACTTATGAACCACTTTTAAATGTTGGAAGCTGATGAATTCAAGTGAACCATTACTGCCAGTTATTTCAAATAGTACGGGAAGCGGAAGCGGAAACTTCCAGGGAGTGCTCGCTTCGGCACCGTCGAATCCTGAAGAAGGCTGGACGTATATTAATTCTGGCGATAATGGCTACTATATTTACTATGGCGGAACTTGGCAATTGCTTCATACGCTTACTCCGGCAACAGCATCATATTTCCTTCTCGAAGATGGATTTTACTTTCTTTATGAAGACACTGGAAAACTCATACTTGAGTCATAGGATAAAACATGCCTGATACAAAGCTTACTGGACTTACAGCAGGAACATCAGCCAACGATGGTGACATTTTCTATTATGTTACAGATACTGGCGGAACTCCGACAGGATTAAAGATTTCTAAAGTTAATCTTCTTTCTGGGATTCAAAGGTCAGTTGCGATTCCTCTAGTAACAGGGAGCGGCGGTACTGGCCGAACAACTATTGGCTCAGCTCATACAATTCTTGGAGTTAACTCAAGTGAAGCTAGCTTAACCTACTATGCAATCTTAGCCTCAAATAATGCTACGGTTACTAAGTCCGGCACTGCTATTTATATCTCTGCTAATTCAGCAAGTATAGCCGGGAAACAAGATTCATTGTCTATTCCTCTAATTACGACAAGCGGAGGAACTGGAAGGATAACTGTAGGTTCAGCGCACACTCTACTTGGTGTTAACTCAGATGGTTCTTCGCTTAGTTACTATGCTATTCTTGCATCAGACAACACCACTATAGTCAAATCTGGCACTGCAATATTTATCTCAGCTTCTACTGGAGCTGGAGGATCTTCTGTTGTTTATGCCGCTACTGCAAACTCTTATGTTGTTATTTCTGCGGCGGCAGATCTTACGGCTGAAAGGACATTATCTTCATCAACAGGTTTAACCTTAGTTGATGGAGGGGCTAATTCTTCCGTTTCTTTATCTGTAAACCAAAACGTGAGAACAAGATCAGCGGGATTTTTTGTTGGCGGAAATCTCTCAACATCTCATATTTCAGAGGAATCCAGAGTCTACATTCCTTTCAATCTTTCTGCATCCAGGGTTAGTCTTTCCATTGGGACATCAGCATCTGGTGCATCAACAATCATAGATATCCTTCAATACAACCATCTTGTATTGGCTGGCACATCAATGTTTGCCGCTAATGGAGACAAACCATTTATTCCTGCTGGAGCATCAGCCGGAAGCTCTACAACATTCACTTCAATCAATACTTTTTACGCCGGAAGTTATCTAGGCTTCAACATTGATCAAGTCGGATCTGTTGTTCCTGGAAGCAATTTAACCATTACGATTATTGGAGAATGTAGTTGATATGAAGATAAAATTTGAGCCTTCTGCATGCGATCATATCTTAATAAAAGATTTAAGCGGCGATGTTATTGAGGTTATTAGACAGTCAGAATTGTTTGATGATGTCAATCCTACTGATTCTTTGGTTAAGGTAAGAATCAAATATCATGTGAAGGACACCTATACAAAACAATCCATTAGCAACATCGCTTTAAAACAGACTATAGAATCCTTGGAAATTTAATGACTACAATTGCTACATCAGGCGGTTTTTATATCCCGAATCCTATCAATGATAGCTTTAATGCTTCATTCGGCAACATTCTTTTAGATTCTGCGAACGAGGCAGCTGGGGTTGTTTTTAAAATACCAAAAACTGGAATCATTGATAGAGTTGGGTTTAGATGCTCAACGATTTCAACTGGAGCCATTTTAGACCTTAGACTCGAAACTGTTGATGTTAATGGAAATCCCAGCGGAACATTGGTGCAAAGCAGTAGCAACATCCTTAAATCTGTAGCTGATACAGATGACAACACTTATTTTACGGTTCATCTTGGGTCTGGAACTTTAGTAAACCAGGGAGATCTAGTCTCTTTTATTGTAAGAATGAGTGCTACAAGCGCCGGAAGTCTATCCATTACGACTCAATCATTTGTCCCAGTTGGTGGAACTTTTCCTTACCCGAACAGTTTTCTTGGCGGAGCTTGGACTAAAGGCGGCGGGGCTGGAGCTCTTACCTTCTCAATGGAATATGATGATGGTTCATCTAGTTTTATTGATTATTGCGCTCCTATCTTTGGATTATCAAGTTTAACTGTAACTACGGCATCAACTCCAGATGAAGTTGGGCTAGCCTTCGCTTTCCCATTTCCTTCAGTTCTAAGAGGAATGTGGGTTCATTTCAGCCCAACATCAGACACTAATGTTAATTTATATGATGCTGATGGATCAACGGTATTAAACACTTTTCTCATTGGAAGTAATAACCGTCCTTTCTCAACAAACCAAGGAACTCAAATCCATATCCTTTCAAGCGCTTATGATTTAGTTGCCGCTAATACCTACAGGATAGCTCTTGTTCCCAATCAAAGAACTATAGTGGTTCCTTGTGCTATTACTTCTAGCAATTTAACTTCTCAAGGACTAGAAGGCTATCCAAATGTTATTGGAACTTCTAGGACAAACTCTGGAGCCTGGACTGATGATCCTAGGCAGAGAGCTTTGATGGGATTAGTTTTCTCTGGGTTTGACAACGCCACAGGAGGATCAGGCGGTGGAACAACTACAATTTTAGGCGCTGGAGCATGGGGCTTTTAAACTAACAGGAGGATATTATGTTTCAATTTGTAAGAGATCATTGGGTAGAAATTACTGTTGTTTATCTAGCTTTTGCTAAATTTATCACAGCGATTAGAGATGTTTTGGATAAAACTCCTCAGAGTGACGATAACTGGTTTGAGAAGATGGTTACACTGCTTAACAAGCTTGGATCTTATCTGCTTACTGGAAAGAGGCCAGTATGAAAAAGACTGTCATTGTTTTAGCTTCCCTATTAATGCTTAGCGGATGCTCTTTCATGGCTAAGCAAATTGACTATCAAAAGGAATGCATGGCCGATCCAACATGCCTTGAACAGGCTAAAAAGGATGCTGAGCTGGCCAAAACCATCATTAGCATGGCTTATCCTGTTGCTGGAGCCCCGGTAGGAGCCGCTATTTTGGCCTTTGCTTTATGGTTTCGCGGCAAGAAGAAAAAGGACTCTCAAAATGGGTGATATACTATTCATAGTTGCGTTTCTTGGGCTAATGATGGCTCCCTTCATCTATTATGGGATTAAAGGAAAGAAGGGAATGTGGTACTGGGTTGGAACCATTGCGGCCATGGGGGTATGCCTTGGAATTGGAGAGCTTGTATCTAAACAGTTTACAGGAAACACATTGTCTAGGAATGTATGGAATTTAAGCCTTGAAGACTCAACATCACTAATTTTTGTATGTGGGTCCATGGCGCTTTCTTGGACTCTACTTTTGATCCATCTTGCGTGGAAGAAAATTATAGAGAAAAAGAATGTCGTTTGACTATCAGTTTATTACGATTGCTATAACTGTGTTGGTGCACGCGGCGACATCGATATGGTGGGCTTCAAAGATTAATACAACTTTAGACTTTCAAAGAGACATTTTGAAGAACATTAATGATGCATTAAAGCTGTATGAATATACAAAGTATTCCAAGGAAGAAGCGGCTAAAGATTTCTTAATTAGAGACCAGCAAGTATCTGCAATCTGGAAGAAGATTGATTACTTACTTGCTAAGGAGTAAAAATGGCTAAGAACATTGCCGAGATACCTTATACGGAGCTTGTCGAGAGAGCTCGTAAGTTAGCTCGTGTTGGAAATAACACAGTTGAGAAGATTCGCGGGGTTGTACAAGATGTAGTCATTCGTGAGATTCCGTCTAAGACCGACTGGAGTTTTTTGCTGGCTTCAAGCTCCATTACTACCATCGAACAGTATAATACCGGGACAATCTCTGTTACAACCGGGTCTAGCACTGTAACCTTTTCTTCTTCAGCATCAGTTGATGCATCATTTAAAGAAAGAAGCATATCATTTTCGGGAAGTGATCGGCCTTACAAGATTACTGGATTCAACAATGCTACATCGCTAACTATTTCCCCGGCTTACCAAGGAGCCAACAACATCACTTCTGGAAGCTACGTTATATTCCAGAATATTTATGCCTTAGCCTCTGATTTCGACAGGCTTCCTAAGAATGGAGGAGTAATCCTTTGGGTCGGCCAGAAACGCAAAGCTTTAGAAGAAGAGCCTTACCGAAAGTATAACGATAATGATTCGATGTATCCTGTATCCATCCCTGAGAAGGTTATGCTGGTTGGCCAGGATACTGCTGGAAACCAGCTTATTCAGATCATTCCACCTCCCTCAACGGCTCGTAATGTTGATTACGACTACTTTAAGCAGTGTTATCCCATGGTTGAAACTACGGCTGGGACTATCAACTCTATCCAGGCCAAAGGAACCACAGTTACTGGAAACACGAATACTCGGTTTCTTGATGCCTACCAGAATGGGTCCGATAACATTTGGTTCAGGGTTGATAACATTGGAGTCGGCGCTGATTCTCAGTGGTATAGAGTATTAAGCATTCAGCATGACTCGTCTCTTACTTTGGCGGTGGCTTTTGCCAACACTTCAGTAACAAGCCTGGCAAACTACACGCTTTGCTCTTCTCCTGATATGCCAGCACGCATGCATATTGCTGGGCTTTATGGCACGCTAAGAAGCCTAGAACTAGACCAGAATGACCAAAACTACCTTTTTTATCATCATGAGTATGCTACGGTATTAAGCGACTCCAAACGAATCTATATGAGCCGTCCATACTCTATTGATATCAGCGGAATTCACGAAGAATACAGGTACAGGTATTGATATGGCAAACTCAGACAAAGTAAGGTCAGCATTCCCTTTGATAAGAATGCTTAAAGCCGCATCCGCCTTAACATTCTCAGTCGACAATACTTCAGACCTTTATGTTGCTGTAAACGGCATTAAACTGTTTGAAGTAGATAGAATTCCAGATGCTATTGCCATGGTAAACAGCTTAAACATGGTCGTTAAGCCTGTCATTGACCAATTCATTGATACTTATGAGAAGAGGATAGGTACAATCATTGCTTAAAAATGTGCAGGATCTAACCACTGGTGGGCCCAAAAAAGGCTTAAATACTAACCAGCATATTCTGGATATTGAGAAAGATCAGTCTCCGAATATGATGGATGTGGCCATTGATTTCAACGGGTCTCCTTCTAAGCGCATGGGCTCAAACACTCAGAATTCAACCATCATATCTGATTCTGCGGCGGCGGCATTTTCTCCTAATGCTACAAACCTCACCAACAATCTTATTGCTTACTGGAAGCTTAATGAAGCAAGCGGGACTCGATTTGATTCATACGGAGGGAATCATCTCACTGATTTTGGAGGGGTTGGCCAGACTGGTGGAATCAAGAATCAAGCCGCAAATTTCATTCTAGGAAACTCTAGCTTTTTGCTTATCAATAACACAGCAACTCTTGCTACTGGAGACATTGATTTTTCTATCTCTACCTGGATTTATTTAAACTCAACGGCTAGAACTTTAGAAGTTCCCATTGTTTCAAAGAGAGATTATAGCCAGCCTTATGGCGGCGTTGATTCATCCGTCGTCTTGATGCTTCACATGAATGGTTCTGATGGTTCAACAACCTTCACAGATGAGTCCTATTATTCAAAGTCTGTGCTGGCTAATGGTGATGCCCAGGTTGATTCAGCCCAGTTTAAGTTTGGAAACGGCTCTTGCTTATTTGACGGAACTGGAGACTTCTTAACTCTTACAAGTAGCAACAACTTTGATTTTGGAACAGCAGATTTCACCATTGATACTTGGGTCAGATACAACAGTTTAACCCAGCAATACCGAGATCTTCTTGATATTGGAGACGGAGGAAATATCAGTGGTATTCGTCTTGAGTATGATGCAACAGTAGGAAACTATACCGTATACATTAATGGTAGCTTCTTTAACTTCGCTAATAGCTCTATTGTTAATACATGGAGTCACGTTGCTCTTGTAAGATCTTCAAACAGCATCTATTTGTTTGTTGACGGAAATTCTCAAGGAACTGTCACAGCTATAGGTAATCCCAATATTGTTGGGAACAGTGCTGGGATGATTATCGGCACTAACAGTTCTAGGATTTATCAAATTGATGGATGGATGGACGAGTTAAGAGTCACCAAGGGAGTAGCCAGGTGGGTTTCCAACTTTACAACTCCAACCATTGAATACAACAAGGCTAATAATTACGAATACTACTTGTATCTCAATACAGACAACATTGTTAACTTTAAGGCTTCAAGCTCAGGGCGCTATGAAGAAGGCTCAGTCCAAGCATCAAGTTTTGGAGCTTTAAACACAGCCACCTGGTACAACATTGTTGCGTGGCATGATACCGGGAATTTTCTAGGACTATCAGTCAATAATGTGGCCAATTCAGCCTCCTACTCTTTAGGACTAAGAGCCGGATCAGCTCCTTTTGTGCTTGGCACAGTCTCCAATGGAAACGTCAATTACTTTGATGGAAGAATGGATGAAACCTCTTTTTATAAGAAGGTTTTGACGGCCTCCAACAGAACTGAAATTTACAATGCTGGGTCTGGGAATACCATCAATGAAGCATTTGATAATAAGCCCTGGGCATCCTATGACTTTGGAGCAAGCGGAGTAAGGTGGCTTACGGTATCAGCCGGGACCGCCATTTATGCATCCTCAAATTTAGGCGTATCTTTTGTAACTATTGCAACTGACAGGTCTTCCACTTACCAGTGGCTTCAGCGTTCAAAGAACGTGCTTGTTGCAACTTCAGACAGGTACGACACTCCTCTTTACTGGTCTGGTTCATCCGGCACATTCATGGCACGGCTTAATTCTAATGCCACGGCCACTAAGTACAGCATCAATTTTAACGGGTTCCTCATTCTTCTTAACTCCCAACTTCGTCCTCGTGGATTTTTTTACGAAGATGAAAATACTCAGTTAACCGGGACGTGGGCTTCCAACTTTGACATTCCATCAACTCAGGATGATGAGATAACCTGCGCTTTCATTCTTAGAAGATATTTGTATGTATCCACAAAATATTTCCTTTACCGCGTTAATTATGTAGGTGGTAACCCAGATTTCAGTTACATCCAAATTAAAGATTGGGGTTTTGTTCCTAGGACGGTTCGGCCACTATACATTGATGGTGTTGGTCAGATTGTTATTGGGATGAGCTATGACAAGAAGCTTAGGCTCTTTGACGGGTCGGATGACAAGATCATCTCTAATCCCATTGAGGAGTATAACGGCCAGTGCGATTTCTCGCTCGACAATGTAAGCATTGCTGGATCTGGATTAATCCTATCTTTTGCAGAAACTGACATCAATAGCAATGTATACAAGCTTTGTGTTGCTATCGGTGCAGATTCTAAGCAGACCACCCACTTCATCAATTTTGATGGAAGAAGCCAGGCTTTCTATCCTTATGCCAACATGAATTTTAATACTATGGTGATGGCTGAAAGCGGCGGGGCTCGCTACCTCATGGCTTTTGACCGAATCGGATATTGCCACATGATGGATAGCGGGAATCTAGACGGAAACACAACTCCAATTAATGACTACATGGATAGCTCTCTTAAGTATGAAAAGAGCCCGTCTCAGACTCATAAAGGCCACGCCACCGACCTTTACTTTGCAAATCTTAGTTGTGGAACGGTCTACTATTTTGACCGCATTGATTTTAGCAATGACTGGAAACTGAGAGAAAAGTTTGTTATTTCAGGCTCAGACAATGTGCTGATGTATCACAAGGTTATTGATATTCCAGAAACATACAATACTTATCAATTCAGGCTCAGCTCTTCTTCCGGGACGAATGATCCATGGAGTCTTAGCCGGGAAGACCATTTTATGCAGGGTCTTGGAATCGGAAAGAATAACTAATGAAAATCAATGCTTATGATGTTCATGAGCTTCCGCAAGAAGCCATTGATTTGCTTGAAGACATCAGAACATTGCTTAATTACGGAAAGTATCAGAAGCCGATTGTTACTTCGCCCCCAACATGGGCCGGAAGAAAAGGTGAAGAAGTTGTAGTTTTTGCAACAAATACCGGAGCTTGTTACATGTGTACAACGGATGGACGGACGACGTGGAAGATTCAGTACGCATTCACGCTTTAAACTATCGAAAGATGATGGCCGATGATAACAGGATTGTTTGCGTCGATGACGGCATCGATTGGTGCGTTCTTGTTTTTTCAATCACGGACGATTACTTGCAATTTATAAACAAGGATTTATGGAGATATAAATTCCATGACCCTGAAGGAAAGTATTTAGTCATCGAAAAGATGGTTTGTAGCAGGTGGACAAAATCATTAAGGAAATCCGTAGAAGAAGCATTACAAAACAATTTTCCTCACTTTGAATATGCGATCTGGGTGAGAGACAAAAATTATAAAGAAACTGTACTTAAAGTAAGGAGAAAGGATTTATGTCATACCAAATAAAGTTCTTGAGGAATGAAGATTTTGATAGTTTGCCGGAAGAAATCACTAGAGGTTCCGACATCAGTGACTCACTCGGATTTTATAATCCTTACAATAAGTCTATTTATATCCGCGATACTGGATACTCCAAGGTTAACGAATATTTAATGGATCATGAAATTTCCCACATTGTTGAAAAAGAAGCAACGGATGAAGACGAAAACGGAATCCGCCACAAGAAATTCTTTAAAGAAATGTTTCTTCCGTTTATAACAGGTGGCTTGATTAGCGGCGGTCAAACTGGAGGAGTTTTTAACCTTGGAAGAAAAGAAAATAAGTTTGATATTGGCGGACTTTTTGGAGCAAAACCTCAAGAGCCTCAAGATCAAGGCCAGTCATTCCTTGGATCAATGAATCCTTTTTCTATGTCTGCCGGATCTCAAGGCGGCGGTTCTCAAGGAGGCCAATCAGCTGGTTATTCAACTTATGGAAACCAGGACTCTTCTTCGTTTTCCGGGCTTAATCAAAGCTTGAATCAGAATTCTCAAAGCAATTCATTCCTATCAGAGCAACAACGATTCCAGTTTGGAGCCCCGGCTGGAAGAACACTTACTTTTTAAGGAGAAATCATGGCGTCGAATAACTTTTTTAAACAGTTGTTTGGAATTGCGGCTCCTGTTGTTGGCGGGATGTTCGGAGGCCCAGTTGGAGCGGCGGCTGGTAGTGCCATTGGTGGAGGAGTAAGTGGCGGCTCAAATCCATTTGCTTCAGTAGGAAAAAGCTTGATGGGAGGACTTGGCAATATTTTTGGAGGAAGCAATGCTTATGCGGCAACGGCATCTCCAAAGATTCAAAATACTAGTGTTCCTGGTATGAAGACGAGCTTTTTTAATCCACAACAGCTGGCCTATCAGAACCAAATGAATACTCCGGCTAAACAACAGTCTTCTCAAGGCGGGTTGCTTAGCTCTATTTTTGGTGGAAAGAATAATACTTTGTTAGCAGGGCTTGGAACAATGCTTGGGAGTCAGTTCTTGAAGTCTCCAAAAGTTCCACAAGGAAATCAACTCCCTCAAAGCGTTATTGATTTTCAGAATCAAGCAAGAAGTGGAAGCCAGATTGGAAATTTAGGACAGCAAAGGTTGACCGAACAGCTTAATCAACAGCTTCCTCAAGTCCAGCAAGCCGAGATTGATGCGGCATTAAGACAGCTTCAGCAAAGCCAAGAAGACGAGATGAGACAGCTTACCGGGACTTACAAGAGTTTACGTCCTGGGACTGATGTCACGACAGATTCTAGCTATGCTAGAGATGTATCTTTGCTTAATGATAGGTATGCAAGGTCTAAGGCTGATATCGCGGCACAGCTTAATCGCCAGGTCTACAATGATTTCCAGACTCAGAGGGCACAGCAAATTGCGGCTTCTCAAGGAATGGATATTAACAGGCTTAATCAATTAGCTCAGGCTGGACAGATCGATATTGATCAGCTTATGAACCAGACTGCATTAGATTATAACGACAAGAAATATTTGAGAGATTATCTTCTTGGTTTTGGCGGAAACTTAGCTTATGGACAGATGGGAATGAATCCATTTTCATCTAGTGAAGGAGAATAATTATGCCAATTTCATCTAAAAAGTTTGGTTTTAATCAAAGCTCGCCTAGCCCTCCTAAATCTAATAATTCTGGGTCTTTAGAAGATAGAATCGCTGTAGCTATGATAAAGGCTCAAGGAATTGCAGATTTAAAGAAAAAAATGGAAGATCAAAGAAGGGGAAATCTTGGAAGCAATATACAAGATGTTAAAAATCAGTTTGGTGGAAACATTCCACCTGGAACAAGTTATAACGTAGATGGGTTAACAGCTCCTCTTAATAAACCATTCACATCAAGCGAGGTTGATGCCGTTGTTGGTGCTGATAAGTTTGAACCATTGGTAGCTAGTATTTCAGCATTGATAGACAAAGGTGTTCTTGGAAAAGGTTTCTTTCAAAGGCCGTATAATTCTTTTTTAGCTGAAGGTGGAGGTGATTGGAAAAGAAGGTTAGCAACTCCAGATGATTCAGACCTTGAAACCCTGGCTTCGAATGTTAATGAAATTGCTAAATACGCATTTTCAGAAGGCGGAAAGAATTTAACTCCTACGGAACTCCAGGTTGTTAAAGGAGGGTTGTCTCTTCTTGGAAAAGGCGATAATCAGATTAAAAATGATTTGTCTGAAGCTATCAAGATATTGAGACTTAAAAAGAATGTTGCTTTACAGGGAAGAGATTATTCCCCGATTGGAGATACTAATAACTCGCCTACAACCACTAATGGTAATATTTCAAATTCAAATCCTACTAGTAAAGTATACAATTTAGGACAGATAGTTTCTTTGAATGGTAAAGATTATAAAGTTGTTGATGTGTCTAATCCATTAGACCCAGATCTTGAAGAGGTGGTGTAATGAAGCTTAGTGAGATTACAGGAGGTAAGCAAAGAATTAAGCTTAGTTCTTTAAATCAAGAACCTTATATTAAGAAGGAAATAGCAAAAACTGAGCCTTTGCTTCAAAGCGTGGTAAAAGATTTGCCAGCTATTGGTGCTGGATTGACATTCCCGCTTCCTCAAATGTTTAGAGAATTAACAAGATCTCCTATTGCTGGCCCAGCAGAATATGGACAAAGGTTAGCTACTGGAACATTGCCAGATCCAGCATTTGATATCCCTGAGCCACAAACAACATTAGGAAAGGTAGCTCCTTTTATTCCTATTGGAATTGGAGCAGTTAAGGGCGGGATGTCATTAGGGAAAGCTGGAATTGGTGCATTATTTGGTAAGCAGATTGCTAAGAAAGCATTACCTGAAGCATCTAGCGCTCTAAGTAAATCAATCCAAGAAGTAATTAAAAGATCGGCGTCTGATTATCGTCCTTCTATTCCTAGGACAGAAATATTGGAGGTTTTAGAAAAAGGATTAGCTTCTTCAACTCTTCAGAAGGGGCCACAGGCAACATTATTTAAAGACTGGATTAAAAAGTTATCTAATCATCCTGATGACTTTGTTAATGCTAATATAATTGAAGAAATTGAGACAAGTTTTGGTCATGTTGCAAAGTTTGGGAAAGATCCAGGAGCTAATCCACGTCTTGTTAAAGCCGCTAAAGAAGTAAATAGATATGCTTCAGGAAAATTTGATGAAATGGCTAATAAATTAGGGGTTCCAGAGTTTGTTAAAAACAGTGCAAATAAGAGCAAGCTTCTTAAGGAAATATCTTCAAAGGATGGATTTGGTAAAAAGATTCTTAAAAGAGCAGTGTCTGGAGCGGCTACTGTTGCCGGAGGTAAAGCCGCTTGGGATTTAATTAGCGATTAAAATAAAATAGCCAAAACAATCCCTGCTCCAAAACCAAAAGCGAAAAATTCTAAAATAGACCAACTATCTATTTTCATGCAGATCTCCTTTTAAGATTCTCAAAGAAAAAACCCCAAACTCATTTCTGAATCTGGGGTAAATCTTGAACTTTACCTTTCGGTATAAGTCCGTTGGGTAGATGCATACTACCACAAAGTGGTTATTTGTCAAGGGTTGGTTTTTTATCTTTCGGGTAAGCTCCGTTGGGGCGGGAGTTTGAGGGCAGAGCCCTCATCCAAATGTTACCTTTAGTAATAATAAGCTTGACAATTAATCATTGATGTGTTACAAGCTACTACATGGATATCCTTGCCAGCTATCTTACCTCACAAACCTTCCACATCATTGCATTATTATCAATTTTTATATTTACTTGGCACAAATCATTGAGCGGAAAATTTCTCATTGATGACGATATGGGAATTGCTCCATTTTCTGATAAATTCAGGCCGGAGCAAAAGAAGCTTGCAGACGGCAAGGTTATCCAGCATGGGTCTCCTAACTATGACACGACAGAAGGCGAGATCATTCCAGAGCTCAAGGTTGATTATTACAACCATGATTTAGGCAAGGATGATAAAGGCCAGCAAGTAGTCCACACCTACAAAAACACTGATTACAACCGTCATCTTGGATTTCCCGGCTCATTCATGCGTTGGCACCGAGTCAACATTGGAAAGAAGTTCCAAGCAATTGGCAAGAATAAGCACGGCCATGATGTGTTTGGCTTAGTTCAAGACCCGTTTCGCCATCATCTATGGTCACTATTTATCCAGTCCATTAACATTACCTTGGTTTATGCCTTCTTAACCCATCTATTTGGAAGCACCGTAGCCTTCTATGCATCGCTTCTTTTTGCAGTAAACCCGCTTTCCTGCCAAACCGTGGCTTGGATTAGCGGCATCAACTATCTTTACTCACTAATGTTTTGTCTCATCAACCTTGTTATAACCCAGCACATTCAAAGCTATTACATCCTCATTCCTCTTACCTTATTCCTTTCTTTTGCGTCGAGTATGACTCTACTCCCAGGCTCTTTAAACTGGGTCATACTCCTTCTCCTAGGTCGAAATTGGGAAGCCTTTACATCCCTGATCGCTTCTCTTCTCGTATTCGCCAGAGACGGCCTAGGAGCTATTTCTTTAAGGAAGACTAATTTTAAAGAGCAGAACATGGAGAAGACTACCTTCCTTAGCAAACGAAAGCCTATTGTAGCCATGAAAACATTCTGGTATTACGTCAAATTAATGTTGTTTCCGTTCAATCTTGGCTTATACCATGAATACGGCTATCACTATGATGAGACCATGGAACGCATTGATGCTAACTTCTGGTTTGGATTAATCTCCTTTTTAAGCCTAATTTTTATGGCTTTCGTCTGTCCATTACCTATTAAACTAGGCATCATTTGGATGATCATCTACTGGCTAATTTTCTCAAACTTAATCACAGCAAATCAGTTTGTTGTAGACCGCTACATCTTCATTCCATCGCTTGGGTTTTGCTTGATACTGGCTTATCTACTGCCATCCTCAATCTTGAATCTAATTGCGGGGTTCTACATTGGCCGAACCATGTGCCACTTGTGGACATTTAAAGACCAGGAATCCTTCTATCTATCCAACTTTCTGAACTTTCAAAAAAGTGAAGTTAGCCTTGGAAATCTTGGCGTTGTTTATGTGAATGCTGGAAAGACTGGGAAAGCCATTGAAACCTGGATTGACGCCACCAAAATCAATCCATTCTATGATGTGCCGTGGTACAACCTTTATTCGGTATTTCGATCCACTGGACAAATTTCAGAAGCTCGTGAATTCCTTAAAAACTGTCTTAAATGTAAGACCGTCCATTTCAAGGAAAGATGGGAAAAAGAGCTTGCTGACCTTGAAAAATTAATCGCTCAATCAAAGGCTATCCAACCACCTGTTAAATAATGAGTGACATCATTTTTAGTTGTGTTATTCCGGCGTCTCCAAAAGATGCTAGTAGCACTAAACTAAAAGAATTAATTGATTCGATCAGGTTCCAAGACTTTCCCCAGGAATATGTTGAAATTATAATAATTACTGAGGGAGACTCTGAGTCGGCTAAGGCCATGGGAATCAGGAAGGCTGAAGGCCAGATTTGTGCAATGTTTTGTGCAGACAACTACATTACAGAAAAGGATTTATTCTCTAGAGTTTATGAAGCAATTAATACAGGATATTCGGCAGTATTTCCGAGCAAATATGCTTATGTATCTACCGACAACTCACTCAATAGATATTTCTCGTTAATTGGCGGGAATGACCCGGTTTGTTATTACCTTGGAAAGAATGATAGAGATCCCTATGAAGAGTCTCTTGCTAGGACGGCGAGCTACCCTCCTTCCTATGGTTGCAATGGATTTTTCTATAGATCAGACCTAATAAAGGAGACAGACCTCGATAACTATTATCCCATGGATAATGCCATGGAAGTAAAAGGCCATTTTCTAGCTCTTGATTCATCCGGGATTTGGCATAGAACGTCAGACAATCTTCTAACCTTTTTAAAGAAGAGGTATAAATATGCAAAAGAATTATATTGTGACCGTAAAAACCGAAGATGGAAAATGGTTGATGGAAGAGAAGATTACTGGAGGCTTTTCCTCTTTGCGTTCTTTGTTGTTACAGTTATCGAGCCGATTACAGTATCCATTCAAGGATTTAGAAGAGTTAGAGACTGGGCTTGGTTCTGGCACTATCCCGTCTGCCTCGGATTTCTCATTACCTACGGACTGTTAACATGCAGGAATATCCTCTTGTTAGCATTATCATCCCGACATACGAGCGTGCGGAGTCTCTTGAAAGATGCGTTCAGTCCATCAGGAATCAAACATATAAGAACTATGAAATAATTTATGTTACAGAAAAAGGAGAGCTTTCAAAGCTCAGGAATGAAGGTGCGAAACGTGCAAAAGGCGATATTCTCACTTTCATTGATGACGACGTTATCTGCGATCCAGGATGGCTCCAGTCAATTGTTTCGGCTTTTAATTCCAACTCAAATATTGGAGGAGTTTCAGGTACTAGTTTTATCTCTGAACAATTTCGACGGAACCGGGACATTTTCAGTATCAAGCCAGCAAAGTATTTATACGATAAGTTTTTTTGTGAAGGAAGATCAAGTTTTCCTGGACATATCTGTAAATCGGGAGCGTGGACAACAGGAGCGGTTGAAGATTCTTGCTCCTATGAAGGAACCGTCGATTTCCTTGAAGCCTGTAATATGTCTTTTAGTGCTGAACTCTTTCATTCTCTTGGCGGTTTTGATGAAAGTTATAAAGGGGTAGGAGACTGGAGTGAACCGGATTTATCGTTCAAGGTCAGACGAGCTGGCTACATACTCTGGTTTTCAAGAAATGCCAGGCTTGAACATCAACCTTCTAAGTCTGGAGCTTTTAAAAAGCGTCATGGAGATGCCAAAAATAGACTCTCAAACTACGAGCTTTTCTCAAGAAGATGGATTAAGCCATGCTTGATGCACAGTTTATACAAGATGTTTATATGGGCGTATTATGCAATTAAATAAAATAAATAAAACTGATTTAGCCTATGCCGCTGGTTTGTTTGATGGAGAGGGTTGTGTTTTTATTTCTAATCAAAATCATCCAAATAGTTATATTTTAAAAGTAGAAGTAAATATGACAGATGAAAATAGCATTAGATGGTTACATAAAACTTTTGGCGGACACTTTAATTATAATAAAAAGTCAAATCCAAGACAAAAATTGCAATATAGATGGACTGCTTCTGGAAAAGATATGGCTAATTTTATTAAATTAACATTACCCTTTATTCGATTAAAAAAAGAAAGGTTTGAGTTGGCTATTTTATATTATGAAACAATTAGTATATCCCATCCTTGCAAAGGAGGAATATCTAAAGAAACAGCTATTTTAAGAAAGTCTATTTTTAATCGAATAAAAAAACTTAATCATCGTGGCTGTGATGATTAAACTAAGACCACTTAACGACATCATTATCATCGAGCTTGATCCGATCATGAAGCATGAAGGTCTCATCATCTGCCCAGAAAAAAACTCAGAAGAAAAGATTTCATACTTCGCCACCATTGTTTCATGGGGAAGCAAATGTAAATATCAGTATAAAGTTGGCCAAAGAGTCGTTATCCCAACCGTCAATTCAATGGATCACGAGACCTGCATGAATTTTGAACTAGACGGGAAACCATATAGATTTATAAGGGAGTGCAAATTACATGCTGTCCTTGAATGATATGAAGCCACTCGGAGCTTTTATTGAGAATACTGTTAGGCCAATTTTAGCCGAGCTTAAAGAGTCCGGGCTCGACATCAAAATGGAAGACATTCACAAGATAACAACAAAGCTTGTAGTCGCACATACGATCTGCCTTATATTCTCAACGATTAAGGACGTAGCCATCTATTTAGCCATAGGATACTTTATATGCAAGACCTTACTGTTGTAATTCCTTCCTACAAGGAAGAGCACTACATCATTGATCGGCTTGTATTCGACTTAAATGTTCTTGGAGCTGAAGTCATTGTCGTGGATGACGGATCTCCAGACCCGTACCCAGAGGCCATTAAACATGGGACAAACCTTGGGTACGGTGCTTCTCTTATGACAGGAATTAAGAATGCGAACAGAAACATTATTTTAACCGCTGATGGGGACGGCCAGCATTCAGTAAAAGAGATTAAGAAGCTTTATGACGCTTACAAACTCATTGAAGATGCGGACATGGTGGTAGGAGTCAGAAGGTTAAAAAAAGAGTCATTAGTAAGGTTTTTGGGACGCAAGGCGCTCAACTGGACTGCATCTTTATTTTGCACTTACTGGCTTCCAGACTTAAACTCAGGATGCAGAATCTTTAAGAAGAGTATAGTGACTGGATATTTCCCAATTTTATGCAAGACTTTCTCGTTTACTACTTCTCTCACCATTTCAATGCTATGCGACAACTACCGGGTTGAATTCTTTCCTATCAAGGTGGAAGAAAGAGCGCATGGAAAAAGCCGGGTTAAACTATTCAAGGACGGATTTATCACCCTTTATTACATTGTCAGGAATAGTTTGGCTCTTAGAACTCGCGGACTAAGAAAGATTTGGCGTGGTTTTATTCACCGTTGATCTAGAAGACTGGCAAGATGCTCTGCATATAGACCCAGGGCATCATTCATCCATGGAGTCCATGTGGTGGCTTCTTGGAGAGCTAAAGAAGCATAACATTAAAGCCATCATCTACTCTCTTGAATATCTAACGAAGGATGCCCTTTTAATGAATGCAATTAAGGATGACGGCCATCTCCTCAAGACTCATGGAAAGTATCATAGATGGTGGGAGATTGCAGATCGTAGGCCTTACCAGTGGCTTGGATTGACAGGAGGATTCTGGTTTAGACTGCTTCCTCTATGGTTCATTAAATGCCAAATTTTGAATCATGGAATGTTTTATATTCACCCGCATGATCTTGATGAAAACCATCCTAAGCTAAGCAATGCATGGCTTAACTTTAAGCGGCATTTAGGCCTTAAATCAGCAAGAAACAAGCTTCTAAAACTTATGAAGGATATCTCATGGCAAGAGCCTTAATTACTGGAATTTCTGGACAGGATGGGTCTTACTTAGCCGAGCTTCTACTATCCAAAGGTTATGAAGTCTTTGGAATCATCAGGAGAGCGAGCCATGAAAATCTGGTTCGTATCCAGAATATCAAGCAGTCCATCACTCTTATTTACGGCGACATGAATGATTCAAACTCAATAAAGAATGCTATTCAGGAATCCAGGCCTAATGAGATTTATAACCTGGCCGCTATGAGTTTTGTTCCAACATCATGGATTCAGCCGGAGCTAACCTTTGAAGTAAACACAAACGGACTTCTAAAACTTATCCAGTTTTCTGAGCCCTATAACTCCAAGATTTACCAAGCTTCTACCTCAGAAATGTACGGGAATAGCTATCCTGAATTTAAGCCGTTATCGCCTTATGGAGTATCAAAGCTTGCGGCCCACAACATGGCCAACATTTACAGGCTAGCAGGACGTTACATAACCTGTGGAATCTGCTTCAACCATGAATCACCAAGACGCGGAAATGAATTCGTTACCAAGAAGATCACTAACTTTTTCAAGAATCCTGAAGGCCATTTAAGACTTGGAAATATCTATGCTAGTAGAGACTGGGGATTTGCCGGAGATTACGTTAATGCCATGTGGCTCATGATGCAACAGGACAAGCCCGACGACTATGAAATTGCCACTGGCGAAACTCACTCAGTGAAAGAATTTCTAGATTTAACATGTCCTTCATGGGCTGAATACGTTAAGATCGATGTGAATCTTTTTAGGCCTAATGAAATAAACGTACTCAAAGGAGACCCTTCCAAAATAAAAAGCATTGGCTGGGAAAACAAAACATCTTTTAAAGAACTTGTGAGGATGATGAATGAGTAAAGGCGAACCAACTTCAGAAAAACTTGTTCAGGACTACACCTCTACCCTTTATCCAAAAAGATACAGCGGAACAGGATTTCTTTATCACTCTCGAATTGTTACGGAGATGCTCGATGGAGTTAAACTCAAAGACGGAAAGTATAGCGACAAGATTCTCGACGTGGGGTGTGGGACTGGGTTTGTTTCTACTTTATACCCTTGCTTTGACATTACTGGTATTGATATTAGTGACGGGATGCTTAGTCATAACAAGCATAAGTGGGTTAAAGCTCCTGCTGAGGCTATTCCTTTCCCCGATAATCATTTTGATTTTGTCGTATGCCGTAGTCTTCTCCATCACCTGGATGATCCTATGGTGGGGCTTAGGGAGATGGTGAGAGTGCTGAAGCCGGGCGGTAAATGGGTGTGCTGGGACCCAAATCACAATGGAATTTATGAGTCCATCCGTCATATCTTTCAGCATACAGACAGATTCAGCCACTTGCATCACTCATTCAATGCTGATGAGCTTTTTAGCATGGTTAAGGAAAGCGGCCTAAAGATCACAGAAAAGCGGTATATCGGGTATTTAGGGTATCCTTTGCTTGGCTTCCCCGATATCATCAAGTTTCCCATTCCTATTGGAGTAGGAAAGATAATCATGAAGCTAGACGATATTATAGGACGTAGCATTGCTAAGAAGTTTAGCTGGTCTCTCATGGTAAAAGGTGAGAAATGAGCTCGCTTAATGCCGGGTTTGAGATCAAGAGGACGGGTACCGGGACTCTCACCATCGGCAAAGAGATTGGTTATGACCATGCAAAGCTAGACGAACTTGGATTCGATATGTCTCCCAAGGATACCAAAATCCTCTTTATTAACCCGCCAGTAGATTTCTCTGTCTTCTACTCTGACATGGATTTAAGCGACACCAAAAGCTCTAGCCCTCCCATTGGAATCCTTCATTTGGCATCCATGGCTAGACGTTACGGCTATCAAGTAAGGCTTATTGATGCCCATGCTGAGGCAATGTCCGTAGATGACATCTTAAAGGTTGTATCAGACTATGAGCCAAACTATGTATGTTTGACGGCTATGACCATCATGATTGATGCAGCCGGGGAGATAGCCAGAGCCATCAAGCTTAAATTCCATAAAGTAATCACTCTTATTGGTGGAGTCCATTTTACGGCCGAGCCCATTAGAACCATGGAAGAGTATCCTTATTTTGACTTTGGAATAGTCGGCGAGGGAGAAGTAGCTTTAATCGACTTTCTCCAATCAAAAGACATGGAGAAGGTGCAGTCTTTAGTCTGGTGCAAAGGAGACGACATCATTGTTAATCCACGGCGTCAGTTCTTCAAAGATCTTGATGAATTTCCGTTCCCCGCTTTTGATCTTGTCGGGGACAAATTATTTTCTCATTACCGCCTTAGTGTTTTCGGCACCAAATCTTTTCATTCTATTGGGTTGGTTTCTTCAAGGGGCTGTTCGGGCCACTGTACGTTCTGCGACCTTGGGGTAGTTGGTCGCGGGTATCGCATTATGACGGCCCCGTACCTTATTAGTCATTTAAAGGAACTCAACGAGCGTTATAAGGTAAACGACCTATTATTTTATGACGACATGTTCACGGGAAATCGTAAGAGGCTTGAGGATTTTTGCCATGCGATGATTGAAGCCGGGACTCCTTTTAGCTGGTCGTGCTGTAGCCGGGTAGACTTCGTGCAGTACCTCGACATTGTAGACCTGATGAAGCAAGCCGGATGTCATACCATTGAGTTTGGGGTTGAATCTGGATGCCAGAGAATCCTCGACTCTATGCGAAAAAATGTAACCAAGGAGAAGATCCGGCATGTTATCGATATGGCCACAAAAGCCGGAATTACAACCAAAGCCAACTTCATCCTTGGACACCTTGGAGAAACGCATGACTCACTTGACGAGACCATCGAGTTTGCTAAGTCTCTCAATGTTACTTATGTTCAGCACACCCATCTAGTTCCACTTCCAGGATCAGAAATCTATGAAACCGCAAACAAACATGGCTCCTTCGACCCAAGTTGGACCAAAATGAATACCCTCTTAATAAACTTCATACCGAATGGGTTAACCCGCGAAGACCTTGTGTGGTACTCTAAAAAGTTCTGGAGATCGTTTTACTTACAACCAAAAATCATCTTTAGAGAACTGAAAAAACTAAAAACAAAAGAAGATTACAAAAGATTGTTGCTTGCCGTTAAAAGTTTCATCAAGGTAACAATATTTAGAAGCTCAAAAAGAACTCACAGTGGAAAGGTTGGGTTACTTCATTGAACATACTTTTTGTTAACCCGCCGTCTCCTGATAATTACGTTTATATCCGCGACATTAATAGGTCGGGGCGAAGAAGTAAAGAGCGCACAATCTGGCCTCAGACATCACTCGCCATGATGGCCTCAGTATTTCCAGACGATAACTGCAAGATTATTGACTGCATTGCTGAGAATATTACTTATGCCGAGCTCTTCACCATGATGCAGGAGTTTAAGCCGGATTGGGTAGTGTTTAATCCCATCTCTTCTACTGTAACTCACGACATGATAACAGCCCACTATGGGAAATCTTTGGGTGCCAAGACAGTTGCTGTGTCTCCGCATACTAAGGCTTTAAGGGAGGAGTCTCTTGAAAAATACAAGTCTCTTGACTATGCAGTTGACTACACAAAAGGCGGTACGGAACCTGAATATAACCTTCGAGAACTTATTAGAAAGACTTCATCAACAGGGACTCGATTCGAAGATCTCCCGCCAGCTCGCCATGACTTATTACCAATTCAAAAGTACTCTCTACCTTTTATTGGAAGAGGATACACCTTCGTGGTTACCAGCAGAGGCTGTCCTTGGAAATGCATCTATTGCCGCCAAACCGTAATGAATGAGTCAAAGACTCGGCATCGTCCAGTCTCTACCGTCATTGAGGAAATCCGCAAGTACAAGCTTACCAACATTGCCTTCCATGCTGACACCGCAACCATGAACCGTAAATGGATCATGGATTTCTGTGATGAGGTTGAGAAGCTTCCATTCAAGGTTCGAATTGTTACCAATAGCCGGGTTGATACTGTAGACCTCGACATGCTTAAACGTATGAAGAAAGCTGGCTTTTGGATGATCTGCTACGGTGTTGAATCAGGTGACGACAAAGTATTAGCTATGAACAAAAAGGAGGCCACGGTTGAGCAAGCACGGAAAGCCGTTAGATATGCTAAAGAAGCAGGACTGCGCGTGTGGGGATACCATATGCTGGGAATGTATGGCGACACTGCTGAAAGTATGCGCAGAACAATTGAATTTAGTTTATCAGAACCGTTTGACATCGTTAACTTTGCAATTTCAGCGCCATATCCCGGTACAGAATGGGGAGAAATTGCGAGTAAAGAAGGATGGCTCAAAGATTCTAGGTGGGAAGCTTACGACCAGAATTACTCCGCTCAGGTAGACCAGCCAAGCTGTAGCATTCAGCTTGTTAAAGACATGCAAAAAGAAGCGTACATAAAATGGTACACGTCTTGGCGCGGCCTTAAATTTTTAGCAAGTTCGTTTCGCCCAGAATATCTATCCTACTACTGGAACACAATCAAGGATCATCTGAGGTGACTCCTTATGCTGAACTTGCAAAGAAACTTCCATCTTGGCTCTATAAACCTTTAGCCCAGAGGTACATCGATTATGTCTTTCCTCGCCACATCTTCATCGAAACAACCGCGTCGTGTAATCTCAGTTGCTCCTACTGCCCAAGGGAAAAAGTCAAAGATCACATGGACTTCAGCCTCTTTACTAAAATTGTCGATGAAGCTGATCGATATGGGCCTCGGTCTTTCTCGCTCCACCTCTTCGGCGAGCCTATGCTCTACCCGTTCTGGTATGAAGCAATCCGCTATATCAAACATAGGAATCCAAAACACACTGTCCTCTTTACAACAAACGGTACAATGCTTGAAAAGGGAGATAATCTCGCTCGACTCAAAAATTCAGGAGTTGATAAAGTTTTATGGACTTGGAGAACGGAACCAAAGTGGAGTGAACCATTCAAAAGAGAGCTCAAATCATGGCGAAACTTTACTGTAAGATTCATACAAGGAAACTATCCAGAAAACGAAGAGAATCTATGGCCTCACAAAGAAAAAAGAGGGATGCACAACTACGGGGGGAACATAACTTTATCAAAGTTTGGTGTAAAACCCACGGATGGCAAAAGATACCCATGCTATCATTTGTGGCTTGCCCCGGCTGTAGCGTGGAACGGGAAGTTCCTGATGTGCTGTGCCGACCCGCACCACAAAGAGATTTTCGGGGACATGTCGAAAGAGACTGTATCACAGGCTTGGAAGAGACTGAATGGAGTCCGAGAAGCCCATCTTCAAGGAAAGTATGATGGAATCTGCAAAGACTGCGACATCTGGAGGCAATATCCCAGCATCTTTTAGGGTTCTGGATGTCGGCGGAAATGACGGCCTAGTTGCCAGAGAAAAGTATCCAGACGCCGAGATTGAAGTCATTGATTTAAAGCATGGTTGGGATATTGAGGTCTTTGGAATTCCAAGCGGCCCGTGGAATGTCATTCTCGCTAACCATTTCCTTGAACATTATAGAGACCCAGACCAGTTTCTTGAGATGTGTAAGAAGGCTATGACTAAGAATACTGTCCTAGAAATCGCCATGCCAAACATGAGCTCTTGGTATAACCGTATCTTCTTTCTATTTGGCTTCCTTCCTCAAAGCTATGAGATAAGCTATAGAAAGATCTATGGGAGAGCCATTAAGGATGGAACAGGACCTGGAGGCCACATTCGCCTCATGAACATTCCATCAACCATCGAGCTGTTAAAAGACCATGGACTTACCATCAAAGATGTATCCGTAGAAGTATCCAACAGAACTGGATTTGTAAGCTACCTTGACCATCTAATTACCATACTGAATCCTAAACTAGCATCAGCATTCAGGGTAAAATGTACGCTCTGATATTGTTTGGATACTGGATTTTATTCTGGTAAGGAAAGCTAAAAAACCCATACCAGCTGTGCACTTCAGAATTGCGCTCGACCTACTTTCCATTCTGGGTGAAGACCGGGAAGGAAGGACTCATTCTAGCCGACTCCATTTATTACAAACTCCCCGCATGCATTCCATTCCTTTCATCCTTTTATATTCCGTCCTGCATTGCTAGCAAACTAGTAAAGTTTGTAACGATTGATGTAGCCTTCAAATACTACTCCTACTTCATCTTATTCCACTACTTTATAGCTTCGATGATAGCCTTCCACCTATTCAAGCCTTACGGCCAAACAGAGGCACTATTCGGGGCTATAACCCTTACTTATTCTGGATACTGCATAAAACCGCAAACCCCGTCCTTTGTTTATACAATGTGCTGGATTCCAGGCATGCTGATTAAAGGCTGGTTTGGAGTTTTTTCCTGCTTCATGGCAATAACAGGCGGATACTGGCCGATCCTAGTTTATGCCATGCCAGTAGCCATGATCATGAATCCACTGTCACTTCTTGGGATAATCCCAGCCTTAATCCAGATCATTCCATTTGCATGGTACTGGCCAAAATCAGTAAGGCATAACAGTGTTCAGGACTCCTCTACTGGTTCTATTCCAGCAAACAAGCTAAGCAATCTTATAATCCCTAGTGATTCAGTAGGGTTATCACGCGGAGTCCACTACCCAGAAATTGAAATGTTTACTGGCATTGCTCTGATTTATTCTCTTCACGGATCAATCTGGCTTCTTCCAGCTCTCTTATCAATACTTGTAATGCTAGGGATAATTCCTGGAGTTCAGCGAATACCAGCTCGAAGTCTTTATCTTCTAACTCTTTCAATCTCGTTTTTATCCGCTGAAAGTCATCCTGGTATTCCTGCGCTACTATTTCAATCTGCTCTTCTAATGAGGAACGCTTCGATTTATCCATCTTTTCCTTTCTCTCAGTGGTGGACTAAGCCATCACAATGTTATCCAGAAGCTGACTATACTGGTTATTTAACTAATACCCGCCTTCATGATTATAAGGGAGCTTTCGCACTAAAGTGACACAAGATCCTTTTGTAATGCACCTCCTTATGGTTAATACTTTAGGCCTTAGTATTCTTTGCGAGACTCTTAAAGTCGCTTCTCGGTTTCCAGTGGCTAATTCATGCAGACGAATAAACCCGGAAGTCTTTGAATGCTATACTTTCATCCAAGGAACCGGGCTTGAACAACTCATTACCAGCTACGGCCTCGGCTATTCAGCATACGAACTAAGATCCTCATTTAACGATTACCTAGGACATAAAAATGGACACTTTAAAAGTCTCAGCGATTCTCTGCCATCACAAGGGTAATCTTATTGATAAGGCTGTTGAAAGCCTTCAAAAGTCTCGTGATGTTGAGCTAGAAATCATCATTGCATCATCCGACCAAGCTTGTGTTGATTTCTACCAGAATAAACCCGGAGTCATTGCTATCTACTGCGAAGGTGGCCCGGCCTACAAGCGCAACATTGCCTTTAAATTCGCTCAGCACAATCTCATTGCCTTCTTTGACGATGACATCGAAGTTACTTTGTATGCCGTGAGCGAGATGGCAAAAACACTCCAGCAAGATAAAGTTGGGCTTGTTTTCGGAAAACTCCTAAACATGGAATTTCATGATCTATTCGACGAAGCCGGATCTTTCTTAACTTGGAGCGGGTTTCTTTGGGCGAGAGCTGAATCAGGTTGCAAAGACTACGGACAGTTCGATAAAGTAGAACCTGTATTAGCGGGAAAATCCGCTTCCTGCATGATTCACAGAAGGGTTTTTTCAGAAGCTGGGATGTATGATCCGTCCTACGAAATTTTAGGTGAAGAGACTGATCTTTCATGGCGTGTCTGGTTACTCGGCTATAATGTTTTATTCGTTCCATCCTCAGTTACTTATCACGCCTTCAATACCCGGTTTAAACCGCAAGATTTCTACATCCCTAGGAGAGTGTATTTTAACGGTTGTCGTAACTACATCACCATGCTCCTTACAAATCTTGAGACACACAATCTTGTTGTTCCTATAATTACACAAGTACTCGTATGGTTCATGGCTAGCATGGGAATGCTCATCACAGGGAAGCGCGAAGCTGGCTTCTACATCCTTAAAGGTCTCTGGTACGTTGTAAATAACCTTCGAAGAATCCTTCATAAACGCTCCCTGGTTCAGAGTAAAAGAAAAGTTAGTGATGCTGAGTTATTTAAAACAGTTAAAAGGAATCCTCCGATTAGCTACTACACTAACCGTTTTTTTCATTACATAAAAACGGGAAGACACGGCTAAGATAATGTTTCTTAGCGATATACCAGGCGTTACGCCGACACCACCCGCTCATCTGTTTCTTCGTGAACACCTTGCTAAATGACCAGTTGGCGTAGTGGATTGCCTTTCCAATCCCCTTCTTTGTGCGGCATCCAAGCCTTCGCGCTCTAATTGAGTAATCAACATCCTCCCAATAAGCCGGGGCTAAATTGATATCAAAAGGCCCGATCTTCTTGAAGGTGGACTTATGCATCATAAAGCATGCTGACAAAAACCCGGCATACCATTCAATCTTATACTTGTGAAAGTTTGAATCAAAGAAATGAGGGCTGATGATATCGCCCTTGCTATACATCCCTACAGCATCAGTCATCTCGCGCAGACAATCAGGCATCAGGTGAATATCGTTCTCCATAAAAAGTACTGTGTCACCATTCGCTTCTTCAAATGAGACATTGAGTCCTGTTATGAATCGATGCTGATTATCTGCGTGGACGACTCTTGAGACATGGCCTTCTACAAGCTTCCATGACTCATCTGTAGAGTTATTATCCACCACAATGATTTCATCCGGCTTATGCTCTTGCTTAAGCACGCTCTCAACACTCTTTTCAAGCATTCCTTTTCCATTGTAATTCAAAATGCTAACTGTAAGCATTGAGCACCTTTATCATGTAGTTAACCTGTTTGGTTGTCATGGATGGCCAGCATCCAATGAAGAGGGCGCGGTTCATGAGCCAGTCTGCGCCTGGAAACTTAGAAGCAGTATCAAGATGCTTGAACGGTTCATGCCTTAAAATATTGCCAGCAAAGAATGGGCGATTCTTGATGCCGTGCTTTGACAGATATTTACTCAGCTTGTTTCTATGCTTGGTAAGCAGACATATTCCAAATGGTGCTGAGTCAAGCGTATCAATTTGTTTTATGAATATATTTTTGTTTTTAACCCTACTTCTTACATCTTTATGAATGATAAACCTATATACATTGAATAAATCAAGCCTTTTAAGCTGAACCCTTCCAAACGCGGCATTGGCCTCTGGAAGCTTCATATTCCAGCCTATAGTTTCATAGGTATATCCACGGTGATACTTAATTGGAGAGCTAAAATCTGTGTCATTTCCGCCCTTGTCTGAATCCCAGTCATACATCTTTCCCCAGTCTCGCAGACTTTTCATGCGCTTGTATAATTCTTCATTGTCTGTGACTACCATGCCGCCGCCGCCAAGCGCAGTCATCTGATGCGCCGGATAAAAAGAATACGTGCCGAGAGTTCCGTGGCTTCCAACTTTCTTGCCTTGGTAGGACGCACCCACTGCTTCACAGCAATCCTCAATAACATGGATGCCTTCCTCGCGGCAATATTGGATGAGATACTCCATTTCTACAGGATTTCCAAGGGTATGCGCAAAGATAATGGCTTTCACTCCTTGGATGCTATCAAAAACCTTCCCAACATCAATATTGCAGGTATTAACATCATAATCCACTAACACTGGTTTTAGCCCAAGATGAATGATGGGAGAAAGAGTTGCCGGGAATCCGCATGCAGAAGTTAAAACTTTGGAGCCTTTGGGAAGGTTAAGGCTGGCCAGTGCCAGCAAATTTGCCGAGCTCCCAGAATTCACACACACCGCATATTTGACTCCAATATACTTCGCAAACTCTTTCTCAAACATTTCATTCTCTTTGCCTGACGCAAGCCAAATTCCCCGCATCACTCTATTCACAGCCTTCACTTCTTCTTTCCCAAAACACGCCTTAGCAAAATCAATCTTCACGGAATCTCTCCTTTAGTTTATTCCACTTACTACAATCTAAACTTGTGTCTCTTGGGAGCGATACTCCTCTGACATCATTAATGCTAATTTGTCCAACCTCTCTTGTTTCTCTTGCGAGCTCATAGGTGCTCTTCTTTCCAGTTCCGATATGCACCGTTGGAGGAAGATGGTTGAATTTTTTAATTGCGAGAGCAATCTCAGGTGCGATGATGTTAACATAATCTCCCGTCGTGAACTGGTCAATGCACCCAAATGCGTGTTTAAATGGTCTAGGTTTGAAGAGGCATCTAACAACGACTGACCGAGTTCGTCTACTTTGGTATTCCCCCATAAGTTTTGTAAGGCCATAGAAATTTTTCGGGTTCGGGTAATCTTCCTCACAATAGTTTCCTTTTTCTCCGTCAAAGACATACTCCGTGCTGATATATAGCATCGGAATTCCTAGACGGGCTAGATTCCTGGTTCCAAGAACATTGGTTTTGTAGCATTCTTCTTTGTTAAGCTCGGCGCTGGCTAAATCTGTATAAGCCGCACAATGCACAATCAAATCAAAAAGATTCTTCATTGAATCTCTGTATTGCCTGTCTTTAATCTTTTCTCCGATGGTAACAATATCAAAGCTTTTATGGGTTGGAGGAACAACAGGAATATCATCTATGCACTCAAGCAGACTTTTTCCTAATAACCCGCTACCGCCCGTAAGAAGTATTGTCATGATTCTTGGTAGAAGATATGGTTGCCGACCTGTGTCACCTTCTTAACATTCTTTGATTTTGCCCAGCTCGGAAACTTTTTCATGGTTGCAACGTGATACAAATTTGAGTTTCCGACAAGCTCATTTTGCCCGGCTATGACAGCATCCCAAACTTTCTTGGCTTTTGCATAATTATCTTTGCTTCCATTCTTTTTGAGGAATGTTTGAGACGTAATCGGGTTATTCCAGAACGAGAATTGCTTGGGCTGGAGAACCACTTGTTCCGGGCTAAGTCCTCGCTCGGCGGCTCTATTCTTGATTACTTCAGCTACGGCCCTCATTCCAAGCTCTCCTTCCCCTAACGCTTCACCCATCAATGTTTCTGTTACATAATCTCTTGCCATACATTCTCCTTTAGTTGGTAAAATCGCGCAGATGCCCAAGCATATAACGAAACCCTTTAGCCATGAACTTAATGTCATCTAAGCTCCTTATGGTTAACAGCTTCTTTGTAATGAAACTTGGGGTAACACAGCTTTTATAAATCCCGCGAGTCATTGCCAAAACCTCTTCATCGCTCATCGGGCATTTCATAACTGGCTTCCTCATATCATATTCATTCCAGTCTTTGGTTTTGAGAAGGCCTTCTTCCTCGCAATCCTTGAATAATTTTGTTCCAGGGTAAGGGATAACAATAGTTGCCTGAAGCGTCTTAATCCATCCCTTCTTAAACAGGTTTCTAGTAAGATCAATTGTTTGCTGGGCTTCCCGCTTTGTTTCCCACGGGTATCCGACCATACAGGTTGCATGAGGATCAAGTCCCGCATTGCTTGCTTCCCTACAGCTTCTTTCAATATCGCCATCATTCTGGCCTTTATTGATTTTACCAATAGTTTCTTGGTTTGCAGATTCCAGTCCAAATAAAATGAACCTGAATCCTGATGATGCCATAGCTTTCCAATCTTCAGCATAAATGGCCCCAGGACGCATGTTACATCCCATAGTAATCTTAGCTTTACCATGCCTTAATCCTTTATTAAATTTACGCAATTCATCGCAGAATTTATGAAGCCACGAGCCTATAGGGAATGTTCCAGTATCGTCAAACACTTCACGAGCTCCGACGGAAGCACATTTCTCAATCTCCGCCATTGCACTTTCGACTGACATGACACGCCAATTTTTATATGTATTTGTCCATGAACAGAATGTGCATCCTCCTTCGTGACGCCACCAACAATCTCGTCCAAACATAGTGTGAGTGCCCGGAAGATACTTGTAGTTGCCGCTCCCTTTTTCTTCGCCATAAAGTCTCCATTTGGTTAGGTTCCTGTCGATTACTGGAAGAGTATTTAAGTCTGAGTGAGTTCCAATATTTACTATTCTTTCATTGTTTCCTCGTGTGATGGCAAGCAAACTAAAATCATAGTCCCCGCCGACAATCACCTGGTCAACGGCACAGTTGTTCAAGGTTTCTTCTGGGAGTGCTGTGATATGGTCTCCCATAAGGATGCATTTGGTAGAAGGTGATACCTCTTTGATGCGGTCAATGAGCGGCCATACCCTCTTTACTGTAGGAGTCTTTACTTCCCATGCAATCATGTCGGGCTTATTGAAGGCTATCCAATGGAGCTGTTCAAACCAGTCTTTCCCTTCTGCTGGGCCATCACTCCACACAACATCATGCCCTTCATTCCTCAGCATAGTCGCGGCATAAGCCGGAACTACAGGAAAAATGTAGGCTCCATGCTCAAATCTCTGCGCTTGCCGATTTTGGCCGACCTGATAATTTCCAACCTCTGGAAATGATGGATAGCCAAGAAGAATCTTCATTTGGTTTCCTTTCTATGAGTTGAATACTAAATTGGTAATTAGCCGAGTGCGGGGCAGGATTCGATACCTGCAAGTTCTTCCCAAGGCGTATTCAACAACCCCTCTGGCTCCATGCCACGCCTTAAGGTTAAGCCAACGAAGGTGCCTTATCTTCAGCCACCCACACCCGGTTTTTAATCCTTAAACTGTATGCGTTCCTTCCACGTTTCGACGTTCACGATCCATCGTTCGCTTGCGCAGCCAAAGTAAAGCCTCTTCAAGCTTCGTAATCGCAATAGCGTTCTCGCGGCATTTATATGGGGACTCCTGAAAACTGTTCAGGCGATCAATCACCATAGCAATCAAGTCCTCGTTACAGCATCCATTCACGCCATTCTCTTTGATTGGCCCTTTTTGGAACTTCACATGGGTAAGAATACGCTCTGAGGTTTCTGCTGGGATCGACTTAACCTCATAAACGTGATTCGCATTAAACTCCTTTTCATCCGTTGCGAACACCTGCGTGTACTTCTCTGTTCCGATCTCTAATTTTCTCATCTCAATTCTCCTTTGGTTTCTCAGTTGCTGGATTTAAAAACTCATGACCTTTTTTAGTTATGCAGTATCCACTCCCAGCCACCATGCCATCGTCATCGAATAGCCCTCTAACATATTCCGCATATCCTTTTCTTGCCAATGACCGAACTGCTCTTCTGACCTGTGAGATTTTTAGTTTTGTCGAAGTGAAAGCTCTGAAATAAAGGCAGTTTTGATCGCTGTGGTAATACTCATCAAGCACCTTCAAACAATCAAGCTCTCGCTTACTGATCTTTATCATCCCTCAACCCCCAGCTTATTTTCCATCTCTTGGATTGCCGAATTTTTCCCTTCAATAAAATACTGTTCTCTTAAAAACATATCATTATTAAATGGTTTCTTCTTCGGCAACGACTCTTTGATAAGCATCCTCACCCTTTTTACAAACTCATCTGGTTCACTTGAAAAATAGCAGTCATCACAGTAGGCACAATCTCTAAGTATTTTCTTCAGCTTCTCCTCGAACTCGTTACTCATGGCTCACCTCACCTTACCGCATTTGCAAACATCTAAAAAAGACAACCCAAGCAAAGACATCATCCACCTTGGAACAAACTTACAGACGTGCTTTTTCTTAGCTCTAGTCTTGTTCTTATTTGTCATGGCTCACTTCCTCCAACCTGCTCGTATCAGGTTATCAAAAAGATAGTCATAATGCGTTCCTCTCATATCATCAGGATTGATAACAGAGAAATCGAACCCGGCGTCCTTGTACATCTCCCTCATCATCCTCTCCTTCGCTGCTTTGTCTGCGTCGGTGTTCATTTAAAGCACTCCTTTTAAAAGCTCTTGCAGTTTTTTTCTAACCTTATATCGATCTACTTTACCGAGGCTAACCAAGAATCCATGTGATAATTGGAATATCTCGTCAAAGTCGTTTAAAAAAAGAACTCTTCCGTCTTTAACTGCGTAATGAATGCAGTCGAGAACAAATATTCCATCTTTCCTAGATTTTGCCCGCTCAATTATTCTGTCAAGAGTTTCTTCCCTCATTTCTCTCCTCCCATCACCTTGTCAAACTGTTTGAGGGCTTCTTCAGCTCCTCTTTTAGCGCAATCTTGTAAAATATAACCGTCACCATCAGAGTCATCGAAATCACATTGAGACAGGTTTGAATATTCATGAACATATGCTTCGAGCATAGATTTTACGGCATCTTTCAACTTCCCCGCCGCTTCCCAGACACTCTCAATCTCCTTGATCTTGGATTCTAGGGCGTCGGAAACACGCAGAGCAAGAGCCTCCATCGAAGGATCTCTCTCATAAATCATGGTTTCGTACCAATCCTTCATCCACTTTTTTACAACTGTAATCGCTTCCGCCTCAGCCTTTTGTCTCGCGCTCATTGCCCTCTCGCTTTCATCATTTCGTCAGCGTAGCTATAAGCCCACAACGCAAATGTGCGCTGCGTGGCTTTCTGATTTCCGTTTATTTGGTAGAACCATTCGGGGCAATCTGGAGCATGAGCTGCAAAATAATCACGAAGCGTCATGCCGTAGTAAATCTCGGAACCCATTGTTGGGCTTTGACACTTAAAAGGGAAAGCGAGTTCTGGTTTTGAGTTCATTTTAACTCCTCCATCTTGGCTAGGATTACATCCTTAATTTCTCCGTTACATTTGTGCCCACAGCAGTCGTAATCGTGAGTCCTTGAATCATGCGCATCGCAATCGAAATCGAAGGCAATCTCCGCACACTCCCTGTACGCATCCTTCCTCACTTCGAGGAGGGCTTTGGCTATTAACTCCTTCAAAGTCTTTTCAACATCTTTGTGTATGGCAATAAGATGCTCTTTTTGTGAATGCCGCACCACATCGTCAGCCATCAGCTCAAGGTCTTTCATTTTATTTGGCATGGGTCACTTCCTCCTTATTATCCATTCACTGATTACCAACCCAATCACTGTAATGAAAATTGTAAAAAGGAATGTTAAATCTTCTTTCATAACAGCTCGTCCTTATCTATTAAAGTATTGATTAAATAATTGACAGCATCTAACAGTCATCATGCAGAAATTTAACCCTAGTAATGAGACTATGAACCAATCAAACAAATCAAATTTTTTAAATGTTATTCTCATAACAGAGTCTCCTTCAGGTGTTGTTTAATGGTTGTGTAATTCACCCACTTGTTTCCAGTCTGTGTAATCTCATCAATCTCCTCGCAGATTCTTTCCATGACTTCTCTGCCTACCTTTTCCCAATCTTTTTTGTATGTAGCGTCTTCAAAGCTCATTTTAGGATTGTAATTAAAAGCTCCCCACGCAATCTCCGCAAGCTTCCGCTTCTCAGCGGGGCGGGTGACTGCACAGTATGGACAATGCGAGGCTCTTGTCACAGTAGCCCAACAAGTCCCATCTAGAAAATGATCCTCATTACCTCTAACGCCTTTGTAATGCTCGCACCAATCTTTCACGCCATCCTCCTTTAAGCTGATCTTAACTCTGCCCGGTTCATAACAACCAACATCCGCTCGTATATTTCCTGCTGATTAATCCTAATCCTTCTCCTAAGATCCGCGACTTGCTCTCTCAACCTTTCGCTGGTGATCAAATCAAGACGGTTAAGATTATCTGTCGCAAGATCCAGCTGATCTCTCTGAATCTCAAGCTCTTCAACGGTAGCCGCCCACCTTGGATTCCTTCTCTCCACTGAGCTAACAAGATACTCGCATGACTGCATAATAAGCTCTACCTTCATCCCTCTTATTTCTGATCTACTCAGCGCAGAAGACAGTGGCCTTACCCCGTAAGTTGCATTACAAGCCATCAAAAACATCACTCCCAATATAACAACAAATCTAAATAGTTTTGTACTCATTCAAATTGATATCTTTGACCTTGCGCTTTACTGCCCTCTTTGTTGCTACAAGCCTATTGAGCGAGTTATACACCGTGGTCTTGCCGAGCCTTGCTTCCATCATGACTTCATCGGCTGTCATCCACTCGCCTTTAACCTTCAGCACATTCATACAGATGTCATCGTTCGGCTTGCTTGTTTCCTTTAAAGCAAAATAAAGCGGGTCCGGCTCAAGTAGCACAATATCAAGCTCGCTCACTACCCCGCCCGTCCTTTGAGTATCACATGTCATCTTGAGATGCTTATCTCTCATCCTCTTGAGTAACAAGATATGATCCGGGAATGCCTTCCACACAAAGCTTCCAAAGAGCGCATTATCCCCTTCATTAATCAGGTCTCCAGTCTCCTTATTCCTAATGTCTCTATGCGCGTGATGCATAATAAGATATGTTAGCTGAAACTCTTCACCAAGCTTCCTCATATTCTCAATGAAGCCCTTGGATGACTCATCATCCTTCATATCCCCGCGCATCATCATGTAGAGGCTGTCCCCAATAAAGATTGTGTTCTTTGCTTCCGGTGGGTTCCACTCCTTGATCTGCTGTTTAACCTGCTGAAACTCTTGCTCGATATTCATAGCGATGCTGGGATAGTAAAGTAGCAATAGCCTATCTGTATCAGCATTCGGAATAATCTTGAGCATCCTTTCGAAATTCTGCTTAGTCTGCGCAAGCTTTCCTTCCGCCTGACAATAAATCACATTACTTTTATTGGGAATTTTTAGCTCTCCTAAGAAGTCCTCACCTGCAATCAAATGGAGTGCTAAAAACTGTCCAAAGATACTCTTCCCCACCTTCTCCTTTGCCAGCAATATCGTCGTATCCCGCTCCCACAAAAGCCCGTCTATAATTGGATCATTCCCTTTAACTTCTGTATTCAGCAACTGCGTCAGCGTATAGCTTCCTTGGAGCGTAGCCATTCATTTATCCTCTTTCTTATAGTTTCTTTTCACTGCATTAAATGTTTCTTCTATGAAGCGAGCCATTTCCCTGCGGTCATTGAAATAGTGGTATTCGAGGTCATGCCTAACATACAGCATTGCAAGCTTCTTAAGCATTGAGTTTCCATCGTACTTGCTATACTCATATCCTTTGGCCACCGTTCTCATGGATTCCTCGATTAAAAGCACCAGCTTAAAATTGTTCTCCTTAGCTCTCTTCATCTCATGCTTAAACCGTTCATACCCATGCGTCATAGTGCCAAAAAGATCAGCTAAACTCTTCCTTTCGAAGGCAATAGGGATAGCTACGCCGTGAAGTTCTGCCCAGTAATCCCCGAATGGAAGCCCGTCTGTAATAATCTCATCAAACGAATTAGATCTAAACTCTAGCGGAAGTTGCTCTCTTGAATCTATGGTAAGTCTTAACACTTAACACACTTGGAAGGTTATACAGGCCGTTTTCCCGGTGGTACTCACGGCCCATATTGTTTAAAGCTTTAGAACGGAAGTGATTCTGTTTTTCTCCTCTTCTCTGCCACCTTTTCCTTCACAAAGGTGAACATCTGAACGGCATTTTCCTTGCCTTCTGGAGTCCATCCCCATGTGCGGATAAAGGCAACCTGATTAATAGCCTTGCCAAAATCAGCTTCCATTGCTTCATCTGAGCTTGTGTCTAGCTCAATTCCGGCCGTAAAAAGAGCATTAAGAAGCTCTTTTAAGTTTTCAGCGGCCTTGTCCCCATCGACATAATAACGCTTCCGAAATTCAGTCCGCTCGCCGAATCCATCGCCTTCAATAACTTCAATCGGCTTCAGATTGAACTGGTAATATTTAGCATTATTGTTCTTGCGGTCGATTTCAGGGCGAAGCGCCACAATCTGAGCTTTATAAGTCCCTTTGAGTGGCTTATATTCTCCGTCCGTGCTTGCTTCTGGTTTAAACCCGCTTGCTTTCAGTGCGTCAACGATTCCCATAAAGTCTCCTTAAATTTTGCTTAATTAGCTTACACAAAAAGTTTTCTGAAATTATCCCAGTTAACTTTGTCTTCTTTATCCCAGACCCAGCCATCCTTGACGATTCCGGCCCTGCTCTTTGCTTCAACCGTCTGAGATGGAAGAGTTCTGACTGTCCTTTTTAACTCATTGCCAATGTAGCCTGACGTGACATTCATAAGATGATCCGGCCAAGAGGTGAGCATCCCGCCCATCTTCCCGCCTATACTGATCGTCTGCTTATGAATGCTTCTTGTTGGTTCTTTTACCTCCTTATTTTCTAGATGCCCGATGTACACAATTGCGCATGGAAGCTCTTCAAGCTTGTCTAATGCATTCTCGACGAGATCCTGAGCCCACATCCATCCAGCCCCGTTAGGGATATCGCCCACCGTATTGATATCAATATTCTTGAATTTAAGCATTCCGCGCTCTATTGCTTCGCGCTGGGCCAAATCCACAAATTTATCGATGGTGTCAATAATGATGGTGTCATAGGGGAATGATCCGGCCTGTGCTGACTGCATAAGCAATGAATAAACATGCTTAAAGTCTTCCCAGCTTCTGATCGGCATCTTCATGACGCTTAGATGGTTTAGCCCAGCCTCAGTCTGCAAATAAAGGCCATTACAGAACGACCAGAATTTACTCTTTCCAATGCCTGGACTCCCAATCATCCCAAACTTTTGATTGACCCACCTGGTATCAACTTCTGAACGTGTTGTTGGTAGCTTCAAATCTGCTGTCATAAATCCTCCTTGCCGTCATTGACGGTCTTATTGTAGAAACGGTATGCTTTTATTAGCCCTACCGTAGCCTCCCAGTCAAAATCGCTGAGAGGAACTTTTTTGAACTCATAAAATGCAAGGTTCTTGTCCAGCCTTAACACTGCTTTATTTGCCGTGCTTAACTTGATATTCCGCGCATAGAATTCGGTTTGTAGCCAGTAACTATCCCTAATTTTGGATGAGCATTTTACGTCGATTATGACTCCGCCGTCCTGATGTGAGTATAAGTCCGGGGTTCCGGCTACTACTAACTCATCACTAAAAACCGTGGTTGGGACGCTTAGCTCATAGCCATAATCCTTCTTCCACTGCTGATACGCCTCATAACAATATTTAGCGTCATCAGTCTTCAGTTTGACTGGCTTAAGCCCAGCAATATCGGCCTTGATTGCCTCATCAACATTTGAGCCTATATTAGTAGCTTCCCGGCTTATCTTGTTAGCCTCTTTAAGCCCAGTCTTGATCTTCCACTCCACGAGCTTAGGATGCGGAAAATAATCTAGGATAGCTGTTATTCTATCATAGGCTATATGCTCCTTTTCGTAATATCTGAAGGAAGATGACTGCTTAGTCACAATTATAATCCTTCATGATGGAGGCCAGCTTATTAACATCCTTATATTCAAGGTATACCGCTACTTCTAGCCCACTCATCTTGAATTTAAGCACAAAAGGGTGGTAGTCTGTGTCGCTATCCTGACTCAGCACAATATCATTTTGCTTGATGATACCCTCCTGCACCGATCTCGACACAATAAACATTTAGGCCCCCTTTATGCTCGATTTAGCTTTATTCGTGAATTTCGTGATCATGATGCGAACTAGCTGACTCATTGAGCGGTGTTCTTGCTTTGCAAGCTCCCTCAAAATCTCGTAATCTTGGCGCTCGATTCTCACGTTAAAAATAACATCTTTCATTGTTATCACCTCCTTGTGTATGGCATACTACCACAATCAACTACGCCTGTCAAGCACAATCTCAAAAAACATTCAAAATAAGCCCAAAAACATTCCTGTGGATAACTTGTGGATAAGCTGTGGATAGTACGAGTATTTTCCACCATTTGAAAAATGCTCGCGGAAAGCTTGGAAAAGCCCCAAATTCTGGTTTTTGACTCATTATTCACATTCATCATATTTTTTTAGCCTTCAATTTCATACACTCTATATATAGAAGCTAGCCTTCACAATTTCTAAAAATCCTTGCCATTTTTAATGCCATCATCACATCCATTTTTTGGATGGCCTAGAATCGCACAAAATTGGCCCTAGAACTCAAAACTATGCCACCAACCTATGGATATATGTCTTACAATACGAGCAAAAGTGTCTTAAATCGCGTTTAAACGCAAAGTTTGAGAATCCTATTGCTGACTTTTACGCTCTTTTATATAAACTGCCCTAAGTTTCGCCAAAGGCCATGATTCTACCCGCCAATAGGGTCTATTCTTGTGAAACCAGTCAAAAAACTGCCATTTTCTAGAGGGCATCCAAAAATTTGCCATTTTTTGAAATCTCCATTTTGCCAAAAAACCAATTTAATTTTTCTGTTTCCGCGGAGGTTTTTCGGAGGGTATAAATACCCTTGCGGAAAGCGCGGAAAAGGTATTTATCCACAGCTTATTTTAAACCTTTACTAAGTCTTTCCATGTAATACAAAAAAATCATGGAAACAAGAATACTATTAGCTCGTTTTCAAAAAACTTTTATTTGGAGTCTCATTTTCTTTCAAAAAACCATCAAAATATTATCTTTCCTCAATTTTTCCGCTTCCTTGTTTGCATGGTCTATCTCTGGCAAATAGTAGTCTTCGCAGTAGCTATTTCTCGCAAGCATTCCTGTATCCATCATGACTCTTGCTTCTTCGTCTTGATCGTCCATTTCGCCTTGCATCAGTATCATCATGACTAAGCTAAGTTTTCCCGTGACTAAATCCATATATTCCACCTTTCTATTCGCTCGGTTGTATGTATTTGCTTTTTTTGCGTAGCCTAGCCTTCGTACCAGTTTTTCGGGTCATCTAGCGGGTTTCCATCGTCATAGTCGAAGCATTCCTTGTCGATAGCCTCTTGTATTTCCGGCCTTAGATGGTCGTATACATCATCGCTAGTGTATACTTTTTGCCCTTCTAGCCTTCCATCGATGTCCCTATCAAACTGAATAAGGTAAACTACGCCTTTGATTTTCTTAATTATCTCCATTATGACTCCTGTTTTGGCTGTTGGTTTTGGTTTGTTATTTTTAAAGGGGGCTGTTAGTTCCACGTCTCCCTTCTGCTTGACTTTATTTTTAGAAACCTAAGCCTTGTCTCGTTGGGTATTGTGGGCTCCCAATGTATAGGCTTAATCAATTGCCTGATGTCTCCTTTCTCTACCTCAAAGCGTCCTTCTAATGCATCCTTCAGCCTTTGCATATTGATTTCCGGCATAAATTCCCCCATTGGTTCGCCCATTTTATAAGCTGGTCCGGGTCTTGATCCGCTATCCAGTCCTCAAACATATCCGGGAAATCATCATCAAGACACTGCGGGTTATCTTCAAAGAATTTACTAGCCAGGGAATCTTCAAAACTTCCTTTGTTCATACCTCACCGCCTTTTTGTTAGTGATTAATCATTAGCTTTTATAATCGAAAAGAATAGGGAATGCTTTCTTTGTGGTATAGCTCCAATCATCCCAATGACAGGAATCAGAACGAAGCTTTGCGCTTTTTGGGGTGATTTTTGGACAAAGCTCTTCGGCTTCTTTTCTTACTGCCTCAAGTTTTTCTTGAAGCTTTGAAAGCTTGGCATAGTGCTTTTCTTCCTCTTCTAGTTGTTCGATGTAGTCATGACAATCTTGCCGTTCAATTTCTTCAGCAAGCCCTTGCCAACCTTTAGACAGAGAAAAGCAAAAATAAGCTGCATTGTCATAGTCCAATCCATTCCCCCATATTTTTATATTTACACTTCCCCAAGAAGTAACCTCGTAGTGGACTAGATACTTTTCCTCAACTTTCTTGAACTCAGTAGCGATTCTTTTTGTTGGGCTTTGTGTATGTTTTAACTTGTCGTAAACTTGGATCATGATCGCATTGACATTGTTTAATGCCGTATAACGTTCCTTTGTTGTCATTGTCTGTGTTTTCATCTTATTCAAGCTCCCTCGGTTGAGTTAGTTACAGATTCTTTCTTTCCGGTAGATCGATTAACAAGATACTCTCTAAGATCACATCCTTTTTTGGTGTAGTATTCTTTTCCTTTTGCGCTTGACGTTTGAACCCCGCAATCGGAACAAATCCAGACCCTTTCTCTTCTAATGCGCTTGGGTTTTGATCGTGGCATGAAAAGGGCAGAAACTTCCCTATTTGCCTCTTCCATGACTTCTCTGAGAGTTTTCATGCTACCCCTTCCGCTTGGTTAACTTGTTCCGTCACATCGATACCACAGCGAGTGCAAACCTTGCGCCCATATCCGCCGTCACAGAAAGAATAATGTTTGCAAGGTTCCTTTGCCGTTCGTGCTTTCCATTCGAAGTTATTCATTTTATTACCCCCTATCACTAAGGTATTGGTTGTTTTCATTAATAGCGTAATTACAAGACTTGAATTTATTCTTTATGCTTAATTTTGTATATTTACCCTCAAAAAAGTCGTAAACCTCTTTGGTTGCTTTTTCAAGAGTGTCTCCCATGAGAATATCTTCGTCTAAATAATAAACGCAGTATTTAAAAGGGAATTCTTCGGTAAATACTGTTTTTTTGTCTAATCTTTCCAGGTCGTTCATTTTATCCCCTTCTAGTTAACTTCGTTTCGCGTCACTACATTCAACCACTTTGTACTACAATCTTATCACGAGTATCGGCCCTGTCAAGCCCTTCTTTACAACTATTTTCAATATTTTTTTGGGTGGAAAACAGGCTATGGAAGGCTATTGATTCACCTCGTCCTATAACGTTGGGTTAGTCCATAGACTAACTCGTCTTTTGTGGTATCTATGCTTAGGCCCAGCTTATAGCGTATTCTAGCAATAACTAGCATTTTGCAGGATCGGCCTTGAGCCGTGATAGCCTATATATAGAGTCCTAAAGCAATGCAATAGCTAAGCAATAGCAATACATCAAAGCATGACGAGTAAACAAAGCGGGATGAATAAGGCTGGTTTAGGCATGGATTTAGGCGTGGATGATGTATTACTCAGCATTAAGCCCTCATGAAAGCCTTGCTACACAAGGGTTGTATGCTGATGCTAAGTTTACATAAGCTTAGTTATAGGACGGGAAAAGCTGGGCTATGAGATGCGCGGTTATGACTCTCTTCTCCAGGCTCTTGCACTGAGGTAGTACGGCACCTGCTAGTTTTGTGTTGTGGTGAGTAAAGTTAAGGTTATAAGTCTCTCCCCTTGTATGTGAGGGAGTAAGCATAGCATTGAGGCATGATGAAGAAACGTGTGCTAGACATAGAGCTTGATGACGTGGTGGAGGGTGTGCTTAGGGACGTTATGCCGGGGGCCCTCCCCCCCGAAGATCTAGGGGTAGAGCTCGGCTTTGCGGAGAAGCTAGAGGGCCAGCTCACGCTCGACCGTCTCGAAAAAGAGAACATCAAGATCCTGGATGCCCTCAAAGCCCGCAAAAAGGCCATTGGGATGGATTATTACACGCCCAATGTCATGCAGATGAGGGCGCACAAGAGCATGGCCCGTACAGTCCTTCTATGCGCGGGGAACCGAAGCGGGAAGAGTCACTGCGGCGCGATGGAGCTCTGCTTCCACCTAACCCGGCGTTACCCGGAATGGTACCCTGAAGCCAAGCGCTTCAAAGGCCCGATCAAAGCCATCGTCTCCTGCACCTCCTTTCAGAAAGCCCTAACAGTCATCGAGCCGAAGATTGCCTCGCTTCTCCCCCAGGGTTACTACTCGATCAAGCGCAACCCGCAGGGCTATCCATCCCGCATCAAATGCAAGGACGGAAGCACTGTCGACATCCTGACCCTAGAAATGGCCGACCAGATGTATGAGTCAGCAGACTGGGATTTTGCCTGGGAAGACGAGCCACAGCACCAGCGCAAGCGTGAAGCCATCTTCCGTGGCCTAACAGACCGCCGTGGCCGGGAGATCATCACCTTCACGCCGATCACAGAACCCTGGATGAAGGAAGAACTCATCGACAAGGCCGACAATGTGCGCATAGAACTCATCACCGCTAGCATCCGAGACAATCTCGCCGACATCAACGGCAATGAGATCCTGTCGAAGGAAGCCGTGGACGAGTTCGAAGCCTCGCTCTCTGACGAGTTCAAGGAAGCCCGTTTGCACGGCCAGTTCTACACGCTACGCGGCCGAGTCTACAAAGAGTTCAATGAGTCAGCACACGTCAAATCCTTCTCGTACCAAGACCCGGAATTCCTAGGACGCCCTGTCATCTGTATCCTAGACCCGCATGACCGCCGTCCTCACCACTTAATCTGGGCTTTCATCGACCCAACAGACGACATCTACGTTGACAGAGAGCTGACCATCCACTGCGAGCTCCCCGACCTTGCCAAGATGATCCGCAAGATCGAGGAAGAGAATAAATACTATGTGAAGAGACGATTCATTGACCCGAACTTTGGCCGTAAACCAGCGGCATCAGGCTCAAACCGCTCAGTCATCCAGGAAATAAGCCGCGCTGGTGTAGGATTCTACGAAGCCCAGGATGACATTGAGCTCGGCCACATGATCGTGCGCGACTACCTTCACTACAACATGGATAAGCCGATAAGCTCCGTCAACAAACCAAAGATCTTCTTTCATTATCAGAACTGTCCTAAGACCATACGCTCGCTTCGTAACCTTCAATACGAGGAATGGCAAGGGAAAACCAAAGGAGAACGCTCCGCTAAGGAAGCAGAGAAAGACCGGGATACTGATGGCGCTGACTGCATCAGATACCTGTGTATTTCGCGTCCAACCTTCTCCAACTTAACCTTCAAAGCAGAAAGCCTAGAACTCAATGCCAGCCCTTACTAAGACCAAGGTTTCCAGGGAACTCCCTGAAGAAGCCGTGCGAATGATCCTCGCCCGAATTGGCTACTATGAGACCAACGAGGCCATCTCTAGCTTTCTGAAGGACACATTCAACCTGACAGTGGCCGACAAAGTTATCAACTACTTCAGGAATTCAAAGATTTATGAAACCATGATTGAGTCCTACAGGGACTCCTATGAGTCAGAAATCCAGAAGGTTGAGCTTGCCTCTAAGCGCCGCCGAATCGAGGAGCTCCAAAAGATGTATATGACGCTAAGGGACTCAGGAGACCTCAAAGAAGCACG